GTAACTCCCACTACATCAAATGGTTATGGATTAAAGGTGACATTTACTTACACTTCATTTGACAAAAAAGAAATAGACTTTATAGAGGATCAGGCAAGTAAAGTCTCAGATGTAATAATTATGGAGGTAAATGCCGCGGAAAGTGAGGTAGAAAAATGACCAGAGAAAAAGCAAAGAAAATAATATTTGATCAATGGCAATCATTTCTCGAGCATAACATAGATTATGGGGGAATAAGCGAAGCATACAAAATGGCAATGAAAGCTTTAGAGCAACAGTCAAGTGATGATTGTATCAGTAGAGAGGAAGCAATTAGAGTTGCAGAGCAAGGGCAGGTACAAGGGTATGAATGGGAATTTAAGAAACTGTGTACCTTACCATCCGTAACACCAAAGCAGAAAGTTGGGAAATGGATAGAATATTGTTATCAAAATCTTAGCTGTTCTAATTGCGGCTATATAGTAGCAGATACTGATATTGATGAATACAATTATTGTCCTAACTGCGGAGCAAAGATGGAGGTAAACGCTGATGTATGATTTATCAACAACCGATTGGTTGAGAGAAATAAAAGAATACAGTTTTGGAGCAAAAGTAACAGTAGAAGATGCTTTGGGAAACAAGTTATATTTTAAGTTGGTTGATATAGAAATACCATTCGCAAATCCATATGACATACAAGAAGCAACAATTAATGCTATTTATGAAGGAAAAGAGATGAAAACAACAAGGAGGATGTATAATGCTTGATTATATGGGAAGAATGTCATTAGACGATAGAATAAAAACGTTAGAAAGGGTTATAGAAAATACTCATATGCTTGGCGCTGATGAAGGAATGATACAACTTGTGGAGTGGTTAAAAGAACTGAAAGCCTACAAGGAAGCGGATTGTATTAGTAGAGAGGATGCTATAGGAATAGTAGCACATATAAAAGAAATGCATATAGATGACAAAGAACGATATCCTATAAATTATGGAACTATATGTGATATTGATTTAGCGTTACAACAGTTACCATCCGTAACACCAAAGATAGAAAGTGAGGAATGAGTATGACCTATATAGAAAAAGCAATACAGATTGTTAAGAGCGAATGTTATGTAAATAATCCACTGAATTTAGACAGATCGATGATGATTAACGAGGCCCTTGATACTTTGATAGGGGCCGCAGAGAAGTATGATGATTTTATGAAGGAACCAAAGGAGAGTAAAAATGAAAATAGATAAATCAAAATTACCTTGTGGCATATGGTACGAAGACGAGCATGGAAACATAATACCATTTAATGAAGGAGCAGAGCCGCCAAAAGAAGCTGTGTCAAAGCACGTTAGTTTTCCTTTAGAAGTAAGAGAAGAAATATGGGTTAAAAAAAGTAATAAAACAGATGGTAGACCTGATGTGACATTTTCAACACATATAGGTGGCGGAAATCAAGATGTAATACTTGCTATGGCTAATAGCGGTGATTATACACTTATGGAAGCTATAGCATTATATGCAAGTTGCTGTGAAAGATGTGCGAATGTATTAACTTATAAATATCTTGATGGTAAAGACGGGTATGAAGAATATAGTGACGAATGGAAGAAATGTAATACAGTTTGTAGGTATTGTAAGGAGGAGCAAAATGGCAGAAGAGAATAATACTAAAGAGGTTTACTTTAGTGAATGGTGTAATAAATGTAAGTACGCTGAGGCAGAAGAATGGAAAGACCCATGTAACACATGCTTAGCAGAACCATACAATTATGACACACATAAACCAACAAAATACGAGGAGGCAAAATAACGATGACAGCGTTTGCAGCAGGATTTATAACAGCGGTGATTATATTTGCTGCTTTAGTTAGTATTGCTCATAGTATTGAGCGGGGTGAGGCTGATGATTATTTTAAGATCTACTATACAAGGGACTCGTCAAGGGACGATATTTTTGAATATAAATTAGAAGTCCCTAAGTACGGTAGAGTTATAGGAGGACCAATGGCAAAAGATATTTATAGATGGCTTACCAAGGGACCGAAAGGAGATAGTGATGAGTAAGGGAAAAGTATTTACTGGGGTCGGTTATGACTCTGCTGACTTAAAAGCATTCAAGAAGAACGCAAAGAGAGTTATAAACGACTTCAGATTAAAGCCTCAGATTAGAGACGAGTTATTGAAGGCTGTCGATGAGGCTGAGACTGAGAGAGATGTAAATATAGTGCTCAGGAGAGCGAGGTATTATTTATGACTGTTGAGAAAATAATAAGTAAAATGAACCGGTCTAAAAAGAAAGCTCTTTTTGATATTTTGAGGTGTGTTTTAAACGATGGGTGTATTGGCTTGCGTTCGTATATGATAATAACCGAAGAATTTACAGAGGATGAAAAATCGGTTTTATATTTTTTAATCAGTCAATGTTTGAGTTGTAAATAGTTGCAACAAAAACACTTCCTTTAATGAAAGGAGGATTTGTTTTATGAACGATTATGAATTTTATGTAAATGCAAAGGAAATGCTAGAAGAAGATTATGAAGAAGCTTTAAAGGAACATTGTTTATTCGGAATCGGTATTTATGAATATAAATTTTTTGACCGATGTAGAGCATATAGGGCAATAATTTTTAGAAAGTATGAAAAATGTGATACTTTTACTGAATTAATGTCTAATGTGAGCACATGGGATATGGAATTAATAGGCTTAATAGACAGATTAGAAAAACAGTATAATGCTTTAAAGTATACTCAATCTTTAGAAGAAGTTGAAAAAGAATTTTATAAGTTCAAGAAAAAAGTAAAACAAAACAACTAAAGCATATAAGGCTCGTGGAAACACGGGCTTTATATTTTTTAAGGAGGCTATATGGATGATAGAAATGGTGTATGCCGCGTAAAAAACGATATAGCAATTGAATTTAGAAACGATAACATAGGCGCAATATGCACTATAAATTTTGAACACTACGATTTATATAGTTATTGTCCCACTGACGGAGGACATATTCGTTTATGGAATAGAACAATGCGTATGTTTTTACCATGGGATGTGTTTAATTTATATTTTGATATTGTGCATATATGGGAAAAGGAGACTGAAGAATGTTAGAAGGACGTAAGTACGTCATCGGAGAGAACGCTGGAATTATATCTGGTGTTACTAAGCTACCTGAAGGTTTGGCTTACCCTCACGATGATTACAAAAGCACTGGGGAAGCTGTTGGACTGCTTATCCACATGGCTGATGTGGAAACAGACCCAGTTATATGCATGACATATGAAGAGGCTAGATATTTCATTAAAGCTCTGAAGATTGTCATGAAGGAATACAAAAGGAGGAATAGGAGACTATGAACAGTAAAACACTAGGTATTATATTTGCCGTAGCAGAGTGTGTGGGCGTTGGTGTAACGGCATACTGTGCTACTAAAGACTCTAAGAAGGCTACAATTGCCATTATAAACAACAATATGGAAGCATCTTTAGAATTACCAGCACATAATATAAAAGACCCAGTCATTTGTACATCTTATGAAGAGGCAGAAAAGGAGTTAAAAATAAAAAACCTCAAATCAACGCTAAAAGCGCACATTCCAACCTTTATTGCAGGTAGTTTGACGTGTGGACTTATTATATTCTCCACTAGTAAGCATATCAAAACCGAAAAGAACTTACTTGCAGCCGCTATGATGTCACAGACATTATTGGAGCGATATGAGAAGCAGGTTCTTGAGCGTACAGACCCAGAATTAGCCGCTCAGATACGTGAAGAGGTAATCGGTGAGGCTATGGAGTGTGAGTTAGATGATATTCATGAGTCGTATAGCTCGCCAGAAGCACGTATGAGAATTAAAGACCCTTACACAGGGACTATCTATTACGCATCACAGACTGAGTTACTTCTTGGAGAGATAGAACTCAATAAATGCCTTATGAATGGCGGTGGAATGAGTCTTAAAGATTGGCTTGAGAGGTTTGAACATGGTCCTATAAAGACTAACCTAATAGATCCAGCCACTATAGGGTGGTATATGGATGACGAGTATAGCTGGGATAGTTCATATTTCGGCTTCCATTGTGCATGTTGCCCATATTGGGATAAGGGCGATGATTACTGTATAGCTTTTAGTCATGACCCAAGGACACCCTCTGAAGACCTTTTCTAGCGACACAGTAAGATGGAGGCATTTGCAACAAACTATAAACTGACGTAAATGCATTGCAACCAATACATGGCTTATAATAGAGAGATGTTTTTAGCTCAGCTGGAAGAGCGCCTAAGCAATTAGGAGATCACAGGTTCGAATCCTGTATAACATCTCTTTATATTTTTTACTCTTGCCAAACGGGACTTACGTGGTTACCTCCTTTCTGGCGTTATCCGAAACGCTCTTTCATTGCGTAAGTCCCAATGCAAGAAAAACGTGGCTGTTAATGGAAAGGAGGTCAAAAAATGATTATAGGATCAATTATATTAATAGGAGTAGCGATTATACTATTAAAAAAGGAAGATAAGGAAATTGACTACTACTATGAAAGTTTAGATGACATTTTTGAAGAGTAACAAATAAAGGACTTGTTAGCAATAACAGGTCCTTTATATTTTTGGTATGCGGAAAGGAGACCAATATGATACCAATTAAACATTTAATCAAACAAGGAGGCAAATGGGCTTCCAAACACAGTACTGAGATATTGACGGTAGTATCCTCAGTGGGCGTTGTAGCTACTGGATATTTTGGTGTGAGAGCAGGCATGAAGCTAGCAAATGATATTCAACCTCTGGCTGAAGACAGAACCAAGAAGGAAATAGCAGTAACAGTTCTTAAAGACACCTGGCCAGTAATCACATCTGGTGGACTCACTATAGCAGCTATTATATCTTCTGGTATTATCAGTAAGCGCAAGTACAAGGCATTAGCAACATCATATGCTATTCTTAGTGAGGCTTCGGAGACGTACAGACGTAAAGTCGTAGAACAGCTTGGTGAGAAGAAGCATGATGAGATAATGGGCGACGCAGCTAAGAAGGAGTTTGAAGACTTCAATGATGATATTCAAGTCGCAGACACTCCTGGTGGTGGATATTTGTTTAAAGATGGGTTAACGAAGCAGTACATACGTTCTAGTGTTGATTATATTCGTAAGATGCAGAATAAAGTCAACGGATTCTACACTCAAGGAGAGGATTTTGTTGAGGTAAGTACGTGGCTAGCGTATTTAGGGGTTGAGGCACCTTGTGAGGCATTTGGAAAATTGGGATTCCCTGCTGCTAGTGGTATAGACTTTGACCTAGATAGTACGATAGCGCCTAACGGGGAGCCGGCGTATTATATTCGTTATAACATAGAGCCAATGACTGAAGAGGATGCATCGTTATATGACATGAATCATCAAATCGAACGCAGTTATATTTAGCTCTGCAGAAAAAACAAAGACCATAATGAAGAACCACTTCAACTATAAAAATAAAAGGAGGTCATTATTATGGCAAAGGAAGTAGAAATGGTTAATGAGGAAGTTATGTTAGAGGAAGAAGTAGCTTATGTATCAACTGGATTTGCGTTAAAGTCTATTGGACACAACGTTATTACTGTTGTTACAGACAAGGAAGGCTGGAAGTGTAGAGGCAAAAAGATATTAGGCTGGACAATCAAAGGAGCGATTGGAGCTGGCTTGGTAGCTGGTGCTAGAGCGTTATATGCCTACTGTAAGAAGGACAACGGAAATGATGAAGAGTTTGAAGACGATGACATTATTGAAGGTGAGGCAGAAGTTATTGATGAGACAACCGAAGAAACAAATGAAGAATAATGATAAAAATTATGAAGTGAACAATGATGGGATCTGTGGAAACACAGGTCCTATTATTTTTTAAGGAGGCCAAAAATGATTATAGGATTTATAGCAAATGTATGCGGATATGAGGCCGCAATGAGTTGCATTAAGGGTGTCGCAGTTAAGAGCGGCACTAAGTTTATTGATAAGGTGGCAATCCCTGTTGGAGCATTCTTAATTGCTTCATTAGTAGGCGATAAGGTGCAGAAGTATACAGAGGAGAAAGTTGTAGAAGTCAAGAATACTGTTGCTGAGGTTCGAGACGCTAAAGACACAGTAAATGACATAAAGACTCCAGACGAATTCTGTGAAGAGATTATTAACAATGTCTTCGGTAAAGTTACAGAGTATGACGAGAATGGTAAACCAATAGCCGGAGTATATCCAATGAAAAATGAGGAGGTAACAGAGGATGGCGAAAGCGAAAATGCCAATTGATGAGTATCCAGACAATAGTGACGTTGCAAAGGCTCAAGCTCCAGTAGCTGTTAGAGAGGAAGAGGAGCATACGGGAGTTGTGTCTGGACGGGTTACTCGTAAAAAGAAATCAGCTCTAAAGAGAGCATCTGAGTCAATGCTGGCTAATGACGCTGAGGACATTAAATCATATTTAGTGTTCGATGTACTTATACCAGCGGCTAAGGATACGCTGTCTGATTTGGTATCCAAAGGCCTCGATATGATGCTCTATACAGACTCTAGAGGCTCAAATACGCGTTCTAGAAACAGCAGACGTACAGGTGGTTATCATAACAAATACAACCAACCTGAGAGGCGAGAGAGGCCTCAGATAAGCCAGAGAGACCGTAGAATGCTGCATTTCGACGATATTATATTAGACAATCGTGGAGATGCTGAGCAGGTTCTTGATTACTTAAGGAGACGTATAGACGACTATGAGGTAGCTACAGTAGCTGACTTCTATGATGCCGTTGAGGTCACATCTGACTATACAGACACTAAGTACGGTTGGTACGACTTGGACGATGCTTATGTAAGGCGAGTACGTGATGGATTCCAAATAGTCTTACCACGTGCTGAGCACATAGAGTAAGGAGGCGCCTATGAGTGCTTGTGGTAATGTTTTTAAAGGCTACTCAATAGCTACAGGCTATATGGGTTGGGTTCCTTGGTATGAACGTTATATGCTGTTCACAACCCAGGACGAATATTATGAATACGTTAGAGAGGAGAATGAAGATGAGTATTCTAACAAAAGTAACACAGCCACTGAGTAAGGTGGTAACAAAAGTTAAGGTGAACAGTCCTACTGTATTAGTAGTGACGGGTTCAGTCTGTCTGGTTGGTACTGTTATATTTGCACACAGAGCCGGAAGAAAGGTTGAGGAGACTGTGGATGCAAATAGACAGGCTATCAACAATATTAAAGATATTATGGAAGCTGGTAGCTTTACGGACGAAGAAGGTAATGAAGTAGAGTTCACTGATGCTGATTATCGTAAGGAGCTCACTCACGCATATCTTGGATACGCTTGGGATTTAACTAAGCTCTATGGTCCAGTAATAATCGGTACAGCAGCTACCGCGACATGTTATATTTCAGGTCATAAGATACTTGCTGGACGTTTAGCAGGTATGACAGCGGCATATGAGGTTATCGATAGTGCATTTAAGAAATATAGAACGAACGTTGTAAAGATCTCTGGTGAAGACGCTGACCGTAAGTACTTATATGGTCTTGATGGTACAGAGAAGGAGAAGTACTACGACACTGAGGTTGATGAAAAGACCGGAGAAGTTAAGAACGTAGGTAAGGCAAAGACTCGTAACATCGATGTCGTTGAGGATGTTAAGCTGTGGAATCAGGCGTCTATATATGCTGTGCGATTTGATAAGTGTAAAGCATTTACTAAAGATATGAACTATAACATTATGCATTTAGATAGTTTGGAGAAGATAGCTAATAATAAACTGGAGTCTGGTAGAACTAGTGTATTTGGACCAAGATATATTACGATGTATGAAATATATGAAATGCTAGGTGTTACTGGTGAACTGGATGAAGAGACTTTGTTAATGTCTCATGAAACGGGTTATGTACCAGGTTATAACAATCAAGGTATTAAATTTGATATTGTCATGGTTCCAACTAAGGGCTGCTATAAAGATGGTGAATTTAAATCTTTAACAGAAATAGGCCTTATTGATTTTAATTGCCCTGGAAGTATTAGGAAGCAGTTAAAAGAACTTGGAAGAATTTAATATTATACGGGCTCCTTCGGGGGCCCTTTATACCCCACAACTAAATAAAAAGGAGATAGAGTAATGAAACAAGTATTATATTTTTGTCTTGGAGCGGTCGTTGGAGGCGCGCTTGGATACTATTTAACTAAAAGATATTATGAAGGTCTTATAGATGATGAGATTGAGTCTGTAAAAGAGGCATATAAAGAGTCTGAAGACAGTGAAGCAAGGTATAAGAAAGCTGTTGAGGCTATGAAGGAGTATGGAGCACCTGGTGGTTCATATAATAATGCTGAGCGTCTGGACTTAGAGGAACGTACTGACGATGAATTTTTAGATGATGAAACTGTAGAAGATATTAATCCATTTCCTGGAGAGAAGGTTGATGAGCCTTATGTTATTACACCAGACTCTTATCACGAAGAGTTCACTGATGTGGTTGATAAGGAGACACTAACTTACTGGGCAGGTTCAGATACTCTCGTTACTGACGAGGATGAGGAACTTGTGATAGAGGACATGGTTGGCAGAGAGTGTCTGGGACGCTTTGGTGAGTATGAGTCTGATACAGTATATGTCCGTAACGAACGCCTTGGAATGGATTTTGAAATCGTCTATATGGAGGGTGAATACAACCCTGAATAAAGGAGGCGATTATATTTGAGTATAAAGGCACGCTACATCCGTTGGATGATGGATAAGGTTGGACTTGATCCTTGTTATAGACCTCTGTGTTTATATTTGACAAACAGTGTCGAGTTCGAACCTTATGTGGGTAACGATGACAATCGTGCCGCGGACGGAATAGATTTAAGGTATAAGTTTGAAAGCGAAACTGGGTTTTATCCAGAATGGCTTGATGACAAACCTTGTAGCATCTTTGAGATGATGGTGGCGCTTGCTATCCGTTGTGATGAGGATGTTATGTATGACCCAGAGCTAGGAAATCGTGTTGACTTATGGTTTTGGGAGATGTTTACCACTCTTGGATTGGAGGAATTTGAGGGTGATGAACTGGATTACTACCGGATTGATGATATTTTTGACACATTTAACGGCCGTAAGTACGACTTTGACGGTCGAAATGGAGGCATGTTTATAGTAGAAAATGCTCCTGAAGACTTGAGAAGGGTCGAATTATGGTATCAGATGATGTGGTGGTTGAATGAGAAGTATCCGGAGTATTAAAAGTAGTGACGTCAGTTAGTGACCATTTGGACGCAAAGTGACGTTGGTGTTTTTACAAAAATTGGGTTTCACGAATAAATTTGTGAAAATTGAGGTCTAGCGACGTCAATTGGCGGTGACGTCACCCCATACCTTTTTTATAGAAAACTATATGTATTTTCTATAAAAGAATATAGAACCCCTGACGAGTCCTCCAAGTGACGTCGGTGGGTATTAAGAGATGTAGTGACGTCAGTTAGTGACCAATTGGACGCAAAGTGACGTCATAGTAAATTTAAGTAGAATTTTATGTAGGAAGGAGTCTTTGTGATGGGATTAGACTTCATGAAAGTTTGTACAAGACTCAATAAAACAAAAAAGGTTATTGAAGTCTACCCTAAGTTTATTATTGGTAGAAGTGATGACCTAATGACGAGAGGAGGCGATGTTTACGCAGTCTGGGATGAAGGTAATAAAAAGTGGCTTACAAGAGAACAAGATATTGTCATGTTAATAGATCAAGAGATATATAAGGTCTATGAAGCTAATAGAGAATCTGAGCCAAATATTGAAGCATTATATTTAAGAGACACAGACACAAAGATGATTGATAAATGGCATAAGTTTGTACAGAAGGATTTGAGAGAAGATTATATTCCTTTGGATAGAAAATTTGTGTTTGATAACGATGAGCCTAAAAGGGACAACTACTCAACGATTTGTTTACCTTATCATTTAGAGGATAAGGAGACACCAGCATATGACCATTTGACATCAGTATTATATTCTCCAACAGAGCTTCATAAGATTGAATGGTGTATCGGAGCAATATTGAGTGGTGATAGTAAAGACATTCAGAAGTTCTTGGTTATCACTGGTGATGCTGGAGCAGGTAAGTCAACAATGCTTAACATCATGGAGCAGTTGTTCCAAGGTTATTATATTTCATTTGATAGTAAGCAACTTGTTAATGGTGGACAGTTCAGCTTTGAACAGTTTAAGACAAATCCATTAGTAGCTATTGAACATGATGGTAACTTAGCCCATATTGCAGATAACAGTAGATTAAATTCATTGATATCTCATGAGAAAGTAGCTATGAGAGAATTATATCGCGCTTCATACACAATGAAGTTTGATACGTTCCTTATCATGGCTTCTAATTTACCTGTAGAGATTACAGATGCGAAGTCTGGTTTAACAAGAAGAATCATAGATGCAGAACCATCAGGTAATAGACTTGACTTTGATGATTATATTTCAACAGTTGAACAGATTAAATTTGAACTTGGTGGAATTGCAAAGCATTGTTTGGATGTGTATACAAAGAATAAGCACTTCTATGACAAGTATAGACCAGAGAAGCAGATAAGTAAGACTTACAGGTTTTATGATTATATTGACTATATGGAGCGGGAGTTTACTAAAGAGGATGCCACGACACTTGATTATGCGTGGGGCAAGTATCGTAAGTATGTCGAGTTAAGTGGTGAAAGATATCCTTTTGACAGACTAAGATTTAAGAATGAGTTAATGGAGTTCTTCAAAGAGTTCTATCCAAGGCGTAGAGTTGCTGGTAAAGATTATAGAAACATGTATATAGGATTTATATCTGATAGACTAGCAAGTCATAACGTTATTGAGGAAACAGACAACCTTCCTGTTTGGTTAAAGATGGAAATGTATGAGAAGTCTTCTTTTGATGAGATGGGTAAATTATATCCTGCTCAATTAGCAAATGAAGATGGAACACCAATGTACAAATGGGAGAATGTTAAAACTTGTTTGAAAGATATCAACACTAAAGAGCTTCATTATGTGAAAGTTCCATTAAATCATATAGTCATTGACTTTGATATTCCAGATGAGAATGGTGATAAGTCGCTTGAAAAGAATCTGGAAGCAGCTAGCAAGTGGCCTAAGACATACGCGGAGTTAAGTAAGAGTGGTAAAGGTATACACTTGCATTATATTTATGACGGTGACCCTGAGAAGCTGTCAGCTGTGTATGAACCTAATATTGAGATTAAGGTCTTTAAAGGCAATAGTTCTTTAAGAAGAAAATTAACCTTATGTAACAACAATATTATATCTCACATTAGTTCTGGGCTGCCGTTAAAAGAGGAGACCAAGAAGATGCTTAATAAGGAGACAATTAAGAGCGAGGTTGGTCTGAGGAAACTTATATTAAGAAATTTGAATAAGGAGATACATGACAATACGTCACAAAGTGTTAACTTCATACATTCGATATTACAGGAAGCGTATGAAAGTGGTATGCATTATGATGTGTCGGACATGTTCCCAGCTATATCGGCATTTGCGAGTCAGAGCAAACATCAAAGTGAAAGATGCCAGAAGCTTGTGCTTGATATGAAGTTTAAGTCAGACGAACCATCGGAAGGAGAGGAATGGCCAGATGAAGAAGAAGCGCCAATATTATATTTTGATGTTGAAGTATTCCCTAATTTGTTTATTATTTGTCACAAATTACAGGGAGTGGGTAAACCAGTGCAAATGATTAACCCTTCAAAAGAAGAGGTTATGAAATTGTTTGATTATCGTTTGGTTGGTTTCAACAATCGTAGGTATGATAATCATATTTTGTATGCTGCCGGAGTAGGCGGTTACAATAATGAGCAACTGTTTAAGTTGAGTCAGAGAATTATATCTGGAAGTCAGAACGCATTCTTTGGCGAAGCTTATGGATTGAGCTATGCTGATGTGTATGAGTACAGCAGTAAGAAGCAGAGTTTGAAGAAGTGGGAAATAGATTTAGGTATATTCCATTTAGAGAACTCATATCCTTGGGACCAACCAGTTGCTGAAGAACATTGGCAAGAGATTGCCGACTATTGTAGTAATGATGTTATAGCAACAGAGAAGACAGCAGAAGCCTGTCATCAAGACTTCGTTGCTAGAGAGATACTTTCAAAGTTGAGTGGACTTCCTGTTGGATACACAACAAGGCAGCACACAACTAAAATTATATTTGAGGGTAATAAGAATCCAGATTTAGTTTATACAGACTTAAGTAAGGATTTCCCTGGTTATACATTTGATAATGGAAAGTCAATGTATAGAGGAGAGGAAACAGGTGAAGGTGGTTATGTATATGCTGAGCCTGGTATATATGAGAATGTTGCATTGCTAGATATTGCGTCTATGCATCCGCATAGTATATTAGCATTGAACTTGTTCGGAGAGTATACAGAGCGATTTGCTGATATTCTGAATGCTAGAATAGCAATAAAGCACCACGATTATGAGAAAGCTAAAACAATGCTTGACGGAGCACTTGCTGAGTTCTTGACTACTGATGAAGATGCTGATGCATTAGCACAAGCATTAAAGATTGTAATCAACTCAGTATATGGTTATACAACAGCAACATTTGATAACCCATTCAAAGACCCACGTAATGTGGACAACATTGTAGCTAAACGTGGAGCACTTTTTATGGTTAATCTTAAAAACGAGGTTCAAGAAAGAGGTTTCACAGTAGCTCACATCAAAACAGATTCAATCAAAATTCCAAATGCAACTCCAGAAATTATATCTTTCGTAACTGAATATGGTAAGAAGTATGGATACAACTTTGAGCATGAGGCAACTTATGAAAAGATGTGTCTTGTTAATGATGCTGTTTATATTGCTAAGTATGCAGATGGTAAGCATGCTGGCGAATGGACAGCCACAGGAACACAGTTCCAGGTTCCATATGTATTCAAGAACTTATTCAGTAAAGAACCAATTATATTTGATGATATGTGTGAGACAAAGTCTGTGACATCATCATTATATTTGGATTTTAATGAGAACTTACCAGAAGATGAACATGATTATCATTTTATCGGAAGAATAGGTAAGTTTACACCTGTTAAACCTGGATGCGGCGGAGCATTATTACTTCGTGAGAAAGATGGTAAGTATAATGCTGCAACAGGCACAAAGGGATATCGTTGGATGGAATCTGAAATGGTAAGAGATCATCAAGACATTATTGATATTTCTTACTACAGAAAACTAGTTGATGAAGCAAGAGCTGCTATAGAGCAGTACGGTGATGTAAATAATTTTATTAAATAAAAAGGAGACAAAACAATGAGAAATAATGGAAGTGGAAGACAGTTATATTATGTAGAGGATAAGGACATCATCACAATACTTTTTAGGAACTTTAGTAAGTCCCCAGATAAGTTCAATCCTGAGGGACCAAGAAATGCTAACTTCTGGGTTGTACTTGACCCAGACAAGGCAAGAGAGCTCGCTGATGAAGGATTTAACATCCGTGAGAGAGAGGGTAGAGATGGTGAGCCTGAATATCGTATTCAGGTCTTCATCAGTGAATTATATTTCCCAACGCTTATTAAGGTGTGCGGAAAGGTTAAGACAACACTCGATCCTGAGACAATGAAACTTCTTGATAGAGAAGAGTTTGAGAAGGTAGACCTTGTTCTTTCTAAGGGAAGATGGGAGTATGCTGGAAAGACCGGTATCAAATGCTGGCTTGACAAAGGATATTTTACAATCGTACGTGACAAGTTCGATGACATGTATGATTTTGATGAGGAAGAAGTTGAGGAAGACAATGATGAGTTACCATTTAAGTAGGGAGGATTAATGATTAAGTTAGAGCAGCATCAAAGAGAAGCTGTCAATAAACTACATAATGGTAATATCTTATGCGGCGGTGTTGGGACTGGAAAGTCCCTCACTGCTTTAGCATATTATATTACTAAAGTGTGTAAAGGAAGAATTTCTTCACCAGATCAAACACCTTATGTAACATTAGAGAAACCGGTTGATCTATACATTATAACAACAGCAAGAAAAAGGGATACATTAGAATGGGAAGAAGAAATGACAAAATTCCTATTATATCCTGTGAATCCAGAATGGAATATTAATGTGGTTGTTGATAGCTGGAATAACATTAAGAAATACATCAATGTTGTTGACGCATTCTTCATATTTGACGAGCAACGTGTTGTTGGTAGTGGAACTTGGGTGAAGTCATTCTTAAAAATTGTTAAGAACAATAAATGGATTCTTCTTAGTGCAACGCCTGGAGATGACTGGAGCGATTATATTCCTGTGTTTATTGCTAATGGTTTCTATAGAAACAAAACAGAGTTTCTGAATAGACATGGAGTTTATAAACATTTCAATCTTCAAGGTGGAAAAGGATACAACAAAGTAATTAAGTATATTGAGACTAAACGTCTAGAAAGATTAAGGGCTCAGATACTTGTTTTTATGCATTACGAGAAGAAAACCCATCCACATAAAGAAATTGTGAAAGTCGAATATGACAGATATAAGTTCAAAGACCTATTTAAAAACAGGTGGAATGATGAAAAACAAAAACCAATTAAAAACATTTCAGAGCTTTGCTATCTTCTTCGTAAAGTTGTCAATAGTGATACTTCTCGTATACAAGCTATTGAAGACATTATACGATGTGGTCATAATCGTATTATTATATTCTACAATTTTGACTATGAGATGGAGATACTCAAAGTTTTTGCAGCAGAGAGAGGAATAACTTGTGCTGAATGGAATGGACATTATCATGAAGACCTTCCAACAACAGACACTTGGATGTATTTAGTTCAATATTCAGCCGGCTCGGAAGGATGGAATTGCATCACAACAGATACAATTATATTCTACAGTTTAAGTTACAGTTACAAAGCAACGATACAAGCAGCTGGAAGAATAGATAGATTAAATACGCCATATACTGAGTTATATTATTACTATCTGGTTTCTAATGCTCCAATAGATTTGGGTATTAGAAGAGCTCTTCAAAACAAGAAAAACTTCAACGAAAGAAGCTTTTTAGTCGAAAAATCCTCGCAATGAAAACATGCCTTATAATAGAGAGGAAAGCAAAAATATCGCATTTTATGCTTATCCTTATATTTTTGGGGAGACCATTATGAAAGAGTCACGATTTCAGAGGAAGCTAATTGAAGAGATTGAAGAGTTATTCCCTGGATGTATAGTCATGAAGAATGACCCTAATTATATTCAGGGAATACCAGATTTACTAATCCTTTACAAAAACAAATGGGCTGCTCTTGAATGTAAACGTTCAGAGCAAGAGCATCATCAGCCTAATCAAGATTATTATATTTCGATTATGGATGAGATGTCTTATGCATCATTTGTTTATCCAGAAAACAAGGAGGTAGTCTTAGATGAACTTCAATCCGCATTACGCGCTAGAAGGAAAACACGCATTTCTAAGCGCTAGTCAATATCATTGGCTGAATTACAGCGATGATAAATTGAAAGACCGCTTTCTTAATTGGAAAGCAACAGAGCGTGGAACCGAGCTGCATGCATTAGCAGCGAAGTTAATAGACATGAAAGTGAAGCTACCTAAAACGAAGCAGACACTTAACATGTACGTAAACGATGGTATTGGTTATAACATGACAACCGAACAAATATTATATTTTTCGGAAAATTGTTTTGGAACAGCCGATACTATTTCATTTAAGAAAGACTTTTTAAGAATACACGATTTAAAGACTGGCGTAACGCCAGCACACATGGAGCAGTTGGAAATTTACGCTGCTCTTTTTTGTTTGGAATACGACGTTCGTCCTGGTGATATAGGAATGGAATTAAGGTTATACCAGAACGACGACAAAATTATATTTAACCCAACGGCTGAGGACATACTTCCTATCATGGACAAAATTATATCCTCAGATAAGATTATTACAGAACTGAAAGGAGTTATGTAATGAGTGAATTATTGCATACAGGTACGCCTCATGAAGGTGCTATTCCTCATTCGGGAAGATATGCTTTTGGTTCTGGTAAGAACCCATACCAATCCGATAAGACTGGATTCTATAAAGAGTATAAGCAATTAAAGGATAAAGGTTTATCCGAAAAGAAAATTGCTAAGCACTTTGACGATAAGTATTATGGTGGTAATGGATACTTCAATACTTCCAATCTTAGAGCTTATATTACTATAGGTAAAGAGCAAACTGAGCGAGAGAACATAACAACTGCTGTAAGACTTAGAAATGAAAGACAAATGTCTGTTAAAGCTATAAGCGAGAAGATGGGTGTTCCCGAGAGAACAGTATATTCTTGGCTTGAACCAGATAGACAAGAAAAACTAAGTAAAACTAGAGCAATTGCAGATGCAGTAAAATCTCAAGTAGACGCTTATGCAAAAGACGGAAAATTTTTAGATGTTGGTAAAGCTACAGAAATACAGTTAGGTTGTTCTAGGACACAATTAAATACCGCTATAGCTATGCTTGAAGAAGAAGGGTACAAAAAGAATTATATTTCTGTAACACAGTTAGGAACACATAAAAAGACATCAGTAATAGTCCTAACTAAAGATGATGTCGAGTATCGTGACATCTATAACAATATGGATAAAGTTACACCAGTGGAGGGAATACAACCGGCTAAAGATGCATCATATTTTAAACCTATAGAAAAGCCTGTATCTATAGACCCAAACAGAATCGCAGTTAAGTATGTAGAAGAAGGCGGTTCAGATAGAGATGGACTAATCGAAATAAGACCAGGCGTTGACGATTTATCATTAGGTGAAAACAATTATGCGCAGATTCGAATTGCTGTCGATGGTACACATTATATTAAAGGTATGGCCATGTATAGCGATAGTATTCCAGAAGGAAAAGACATCCTTATAAATTCTAATAAATCTGAGAAAAAAGGTTTATATGGTTCTTTAAAACCTATGGAAAAAGTTAAAAAGAATGGCGAAGAAACAGATGAAATAGATTGGGATAAACCATTTGGTGCAACAGTAAAAAGAGCCAACACTTATATTGATAGCAATGGACAAGAGAAACAGTCCGCTATAAATATTGTTAATGCTGATGAAGACTGGGACAAGTGGAGTAAGAACTTAGCATCTCAATTTTTATCAAAACAATACCTATCAACTGCAAAACAGCAGTTACAGTTAGCATACGATGCAAAAGAATCAGAATATGATAGTATAAATCAGATAACAAATCCTGCTCTAAAAAAGAAAATGCTTAACGAATTTGCAGAGTCATGTGATTCTGCAGCAGTAACACTTAAAGCTGCACCTTTTTATAGACAGGCAACGCATGTTATATTGCCATTAACTAAAATAAAAGATAACGAAGTATATGCACCTAATTATGAAACTGGTGAAGAAGTTATATTAGTTAGGTATCCACATGAAGGAACATTTCAAATACCGCGCCTCATTGTTAATAACAATAATAAACAAGGTAAAGAACTAATGGGGCAAGCTAAAAATGCAATAGGTATAAATGCTAAAGTCGCAGAGCAATTATCGGGAGCAGATTTTGATGGCGATACCGTAGTGGTAATACCAACTAAAGGTCATAATTTAAAAACAACAGCGCCATTAAAAGAACTAGCAGATTTTAAAACCGACTACTATAAGCGTTCGGAAGATGATCCAGTTGTTACTGGTCCTAGTTCAGGTTTTAGAAAGCAATTAGAAATGGGTAAGATTTCTAATCTAATAACAGACATGACAATTGCTGGAGCACCTTACTCAGACATTGCCAAAGCAACAAAGTATTCCATGACTGTAATTGATGCACAGAAGCATAACTTAGATTGGAAATGGGCATATAAAGACAACGATATAGCGTACTTAAAGGAAAAGTATAGGGGAGATGCAAATAAAGGAGCTTCAACTTTAATAAGTAAGGCTAAGTCTGAAGAACATCCTCGTGCTAGGCGAGAGGTTACGAGTGCTAATGATAGCACACTGACAAAAAAAGAACGAGAAGACTTTTTGTCTGGTAAAAAGGTGTATAAGGAAACCGGAGAAACCTATCTAAAGACCACACCATCGCCAAAGTCTATGACTGACAAGCAACTAGAGTACTATAAGAAAGTGAAGGCTCAGTACAATAAGGATGGCACTATACCTGAGAATAAAGAAGGTCTTAAATTTAAAGTAGAGTATCGTAAAACAAGTTCAACTAAGATGGCTGAAACTGATGATGCTTTTGAACTATCTTCTGGTACCCCTATGGAAAACACCTATGCTACCCATGCTAATAAGTTAAAGGCATTAGCAAACAAAGCTCGAAAGGAAGCACTAAATACTGAACCTATAAAGTATTCCCCATCGGCTAAAAAGACATATGCTAAAGAAGTAGAAAGCCTTAATAAAAAGCTAAAAATAGCTCAGTTAAATGCTCCTTTAGAAAGACAAGCTCAAATGATTGCTAATAAAATAGTGTCAACAAAAGTAAAAGAAGACCCCGACCTTAAATTTGATAAGGATGCCTATAAAAAAGTAGAAAATAGAGCACTGTCCACTGCTAGAGCAACTGTTGGGGCAAAAAAAGAAGAAATAGACATTACAGATAGAGAATGGGAAGCTATTCAATCAGGTGCTGTTTCTAATAGTAAACAAATTCAAATATTTGCTAACACTAACGATGAAAAGCTTAAGAAACTAGCCACACCAAAAAGAGAAATAGGTTTGTCTAGTGCACAAGCATCCAGAGCTAGACGTTTACTTAATGCTGGTTGGCCACAGTCAGAAGTAGCTGAATCATTAGGCATTTCTGTAAGCACTTTAAAGAAGTATGTAAAGTTTTAGTCTAGTTTAACCATTATTAAAGATTAATCAACTAATTAAGAAAGGTTTTCAATTATGGAAAAAGAAAGTAAAACAACAGTATGTGCTATCACAACTGTTGACAACCCATTTCATCCAATTGATGACTTCGATCGTTGGTTGTCTTATGACATTGCTAATGGTTATAACACAGCTAACTATCTGGCTAACATTGCTCATGTTAGTGACTTATTACCAAATAAGTATAATGATGAAGAAGTGGAAAGATCAATTGATGAAATTGTTGGAACAAATCCAACATTTTATAAAAAAGTAAAAAAAGAAGTTTAATAAAAATTTTCCCTTTTGTCTCAAACTTTCAACAAAAAAGTCATTAGGAGACCTGTAGAGTTGAAAGTTTAGACAGGGGGAGGGGGTCAAAAACAAAGTACCCCCCTTATGTATCGCGGCGGTCTTAAAAAAAGCTCCGACGGATATTTTGAGAAAAGGGTTTCAATAAAACTATGGAGGTAATGGTGTAAAACAGCCTTATAGATCACCTAAAGTGTATAGATACAAGTCCATTGTTACTTTATGGTCTCCTGAAGTAAGTAAAAAGTCTAGTGATATTTAGCGGCCCCACGCTTATCCAACCAATTATTAGCTATCCCCCTAAGAAAGCTACTCCGTATCTATACACTTTAGGTGATCTATGACGGATATTTTATACAGAAGAAAGCATATGAAGCAGACAGAAGAACAAAAGCCTGCTAAAGAAAGAACGCCAGCGCCAGCTTTGACGATAGAGGCACGAGAGAATCAAATGATAGCTTACGCAGATGCTGAAGCAGAGAGAAGAATCCTCAATGGTAAAGCTTCTGATTCTTTATTACTTCATTATTTGAAACTCGGAACATCAAAGAACCTACTAGAGAAAGAAAAACTAGAAAACGAGAATCTGTTGCTCAAAGCTAAAGCTGCTTCTATCGAGCAGAGCCAGAGAACAGAAGAAATGTATGCAAATGCCATTAAGGCAATGCAAGTCTATACAGGAAACGGTGAGGATGAGGACTATGAATATTAGAACATATTCTGAATTGTCTAAGTTAGACTCATTCGTTGAACGTTACCGATATTTAAAACTATCGGGAATCATTGGTGAGGAGACTTTTGGGTTTGATAGATATTTGAATCAAACTTTTTACAAATCACCAGAGTACAGAAGGATTAGAGATGAAGTAATCCTAAGAGATAAGGGCTGTGACCTTGGAATGAAAGGTTACGATATTTCTGGGCGTATTATTATACACCACATGAATCCAATCTCTAAAGAAGATATTTTAACTCATTCTGAGTTCGCTCTAAATCCTGAGTATTTAATCTGTGTCAGTCATGGCACACACAATGCTATACATTATGGTGACGAAAGTCAGTTGCCAATTGATAATTTAGTGGTGCGGCATCCTAATGATCAGGCGCCATGGAAAAGGAGATAATCATGAGTAAGAAACACTACAGAGATTACACTAAACCAGAAGCTCCAGTCGAAGAGACTGTAGTCGAGGAAAAAACAACCGAGCCAGTAGAAGAGATTATTGCTGAAGAAGCTGAAGCAGAAGACCCAATTGAAGAACCGGTTAAAGAGGAATACACACTTGAGGCACCTGCTTCTGATCCAATCAGAACTCTCTACACAGCAAACACTTTCGCTGATGAGTATAAAGAAGGTGAAATTGTCTGCAATAAGCTTAATGTTAGAAAAGCACCAGAGAAAGGCGATAATGTCATTGGTGTATTCTCTAAAGGAACAAAAGTTAAGATTATAGAAGACCTTGGAGATTGGTTAAGTATTGAACTTTCAAAGCACGGCAACAAGATTCGTGGTTTTGCTATGAAAGAGTTCATAAAATAAGGAGGTTACTATGGACGAAAGTATCCTAACCTCTATAAAGCAGATGCTCGGGATTTATGATGAGGATGACGCCTTCGATGCTGAATTAATCTCATACATAAACGGCGCATTGTCTGACTTGTTCCATGTTGGCTATAACGACCATGGATACATTATAGACAAACAGACAAGATGGAGCGAATTCACGAGCTCACAAGACAAAGCCGAACAGGCTAAGATGTATGTGTTCTGTAAGACACGATTAATTTTCGACCCACCAGCAAATAGTTTCGTTGTAGACTCTATTAACAGAACAAAAGATGAGGCTCAGTGGCGTTTCTATATGATGGGGGACGAGGAAAGGATTGACGGTGCAGATAATGGATGAAATTATCGACTTAATCCAACAGTTCCAGTTTAGAAACGGGCTGTGGACTGTGTTGATTCCTATAATACTGATGGGAGTCGACATTATTACAGGACTTACTAATGCCTGGGTAAAGGGTGAGATAAAGTCCTCAATCCTACGCAAAGGATTGGCTAAGAAAATTGGCGAAATGGTAGTTCTGATGTTGGGAGAGGTGTTCCTATTTGGCATGAGCTTACCATTAGCTATTATGGATGGTATTTCAATTTACATTATTCTTATGGAGCTTATCAGTATCTGTGAGAATTTAGTTAAACTAGGAGTACCAATTCCTAATTTTATTAAGAAGGCATTAGCTGATACTGAAGAAAAGATAAACGGTGAAGAGACATCAAAGGAAGAAACACACAAATAATGTTTATATTTTACAATCCTAATCCTGATGGATTATTTACAAACGATTGTACAGTACGAGCTATATGTAAGGCGTTAGATCAATCTTGGGACAAAACATACATGGATATTTGTTTGGAAGGTCTATCATTACACATGATGCCATCCACAAATACAGTGTGGAACTCTTACTTATCTAAGAAGGGTTTTAGAAGATACATAATACCTTATACATGTCCTTTGTGTTATACAATTAAACAATTTTGCAATGATCATAAGACCGGATTATACATACTAGCAACAGACGATCATGTCGTTACTGTTATCGACGGTGATTATTACGATACAGGCGACTCAGGTGATGAAGTGCCTATTTACTACTGGAAGGAGACGACCTAATTGAACGGCAACTATCAACAATTCAACCCATATGCAAACAACTTTTCAAATAATGTCCAAAATACAACAAGCCAAAATAACATTATTAATGTAATAAATATTAGTGGCGGAGAGAATGCGGCTATTAATTATGCGCTAGGACCAAATCAAACATCATTGTTTCTCTCATCAGATACAAGTGAAATGTTTATGCGCGGAACCGATGGTAATGGTATGACCAACTTGTTTAGAGCATTCGACATTAAAGAAAAGATGCCAAACTATCAAATGGGTTTACTAGAACAAACAGGAGATTTTGCTACTAAGGAAGATGTGGCTGGTCTCAGACAAGAAATGCAGGATTTAAGAAAGTTCTTAGACGAATTAACATCGCCTACAGCAAAAGGATGAACAAAATGTTGAATCAAAATGGAAGTAATTTATTAAATCAGCTCGGTGGAATAGTTGGAGCACAGAATAAACTTAATGAGTTTTCAAATCAGTTCCGACAATCCACAAATAGGTCTCCACAAGACGTGGGGCGAGAAATCCAACAGCAAATGTCACCAGAACAGTTTCAAACATTTGCAGCTATAGCTGACATGATTGTTGGAAGACGTAATTAAGTATACAATATTTTGGCCAAAAATTAATTGTATAAATCTACACGAAGGGACATGAAGCTATGTCTATACTTAACGGTAATGGTGGCCTTAGTGCTGCCGATATCGCTGCTGTTATGGGTAATGGTAACGGCGGTTACGGAAGCTGGGGAGGAGATGGTGCTTGGTGGTTAGTAATCATCATGTTATTCACACTCACTGGCGGAAACTGGGGAGCTAACGGAAACGGAGGCTCTAATTGCGGAACTTATGCTGTACAGAATGATGTACAGAGAGGTTTCGATCAGTCTGCAGTAATGTCTGGTATTAATGGACTTACTACAGCTGTTTCAACTGGATTTGCCAATGCTGAGATTTCTAGATGTAATACTCAGATGAATTTAACAAATCTATTAAATAACATTTCAGCGCAGCAGCAGAACTGTTGTTGCGAAAATCGTGCTGGAATAGCAGATCTCAAGTACACAGTTGCAACTGAGAACTGCGCTGATAGAGCAGCTCTTTCAGATGCTCTAAGAGATGTGGTTGAGAATCAGTCAGCTAACACTCAGGCTCTTATTAATTCAACAAATCAGGGATTCCAGGGAATAATGGATAAGATTTGTCAGCTTGAGCTGGACGCTAAGAACGATAAGATAGCAGACCTTCAGAGACAGGTTACTGACGCTACTCGTCGTGAGGAATTAGCATCACTGAAGGCATCAATACTTCAGGATAACGGTGTTCAGACAGCTACTCTTGAAAACTATCTCAATCCACCAGCAATTCCAGCATATATGGTGCCAAATCCTAATTGCTGTCCTCAGCCATTCTATACAAATGGATGTGGAAGACGTATAGCATAAGGAGGTGACATAGATGGCTGCATACGGTAATAATACCATTCAGACAGTTGCGCCAAATTCATCTACGGTGTTCACATTAACTCTCGTTCCTTGTAATCGTGGTTTGGTTAGATTCACACCAGGTTCAAGTTCATTTCTGTTAAATGGTTGGACACCTTGGGAAGATGGCTACTGCTGTTCTTGTTGCAGTGACAACAACGATGCTGAATATGATGTACAGGTAAAAGCTAATATTGCTGTACCTACAGATGGCACAGTCGGTGAGATTTCGATGGCTTTAGCTATAGATGGTTCTATAGTTCCATTAAGTCAGATGAGAGTTACACCAGCTGCTGTTGAGGAATACTTCAATATTGGTGTCAGAATGCCTATAAGTATCTTTAGCAATTGTTGCCAATCGGTGTCACTTGTAAACACAAGCACTCAGGACATCCTCGTGGATACTCCTTTGATTGAGATTACACGACCAGATTTGGTTGTTACTTATTAAAGGAGGAAATTCAAAATGGAAGAAAAATTATTTGAATACGAGGATATGCTCATGGACGAGCTCATAGAAATTATGGAGAAAAAACGTAGTGGACAGAGCTTTACTGAGCAGGATATTTGTAACGGTGAGAAGTTACTTAAGTCGATGGAGCACATTGAGCGTATTGCTATGATGGGCTCAGTATCACCTGAAGAAGATTTAATGTATGGAAACAACTATGGCAGAAATAGCAATGGTAATAATTCATCATATAGATCTAATCAGTATAGCAATAATTATGGTAATAGAATGATGAGATCCAACTACTCTAATAGACGTTATGGACATGCACCTGAGGATTTTCGAATGGAGATCCAGGAGCGTTTAAGTCATACTAATGACCCTAATGAAAAGTTGATGCTAAACAATTGGCTTAATGAGCTTAATAACCATTAAAAAGTAAGGATTAAGGGGCTACTCGATAAATGTCACTCGTATTGGGTAGCCTCTTTTTCTATTTTAACAGGAGGATCAGATAATGGAAGTTCGAAGAACACCTTCTAGTATGTCTGAGCTTTACCACTATGGCATTATGGGAATGAAATGGGGAGTTCGTCGTTATCAAAATCCTGATGGTAGTCTAACAGCTGCTGGACAGGCTAGATACACATACAATGAACGAAAAAAGAGTCTTAAAAATGTCTCTAACATGTCTGATGATGAAATTAAAAAGTCTGTTAATAGAATGAACCTAGAAAAACAATATCGAAGGACTACAAAAGAAAACCTTAAAGATACCAAAGAAGATATGAATTCGGGTTTGAAAACCGCTGGTAAAGTTGCCGCAGCGGCAGCAATTGGAACTGGTGCAGTCCTATTAACTAAAAAAGCTCTCAAATCAGCAAATGCATACAGTAATATATCAAAAACGATTTCAAACATATCTACAAAAGAATTAAGTTCTAAAATAGATAGACTAAAGCTAGAAAAGACATATTCAGATTTAGTTAGTGATAAGATTTCAAAAGGAACATCCCCACTGAACAAAGTTCTTACAACTGCTGGAGAAACGGTGCTATCATCGGCTATAGCTGGTACAACAGCCTTTGCTTTAAGAACAGCAATTACTGGAAAAGCAGATGCTGAGACAGCAGCTAACTATATAGCACCATCGCCAAATAAGAAGAAAAAATAGGAGGTATTTATTATGAGCAAAATACCTCAAACAGAACTTTATCATCACGGCATAAAAGGACAACATTGGGGAAAACGTAACGGCCCCCCATATCCACTTGGTTCAGATGTTAGTACTGGTAAAAAGTTAAAAAATACATCTAATAATAAAAGTGATGGTTCAATAGACACTAAATATTTAAAAAGAGCCGCTATTGCTATTGGCGTTGCCGCTGGGGTAACATTAGCTACATATGGCGGTTATAAAGCATATAAAGTTCTAGGGCCAAAATTACTCGACAAGACATTAACCAATACAAAAGTACAAACATTATCATTAAATAACGCATATGACTTTAAAAAATATAGTCAGGCCTATGCGTCTTTTGAAAAAATTGATAATTTAAGTTACAGCGATAATATTGGTTATAAATTATTAATTAAGGCAAAAGAAAATAAGGCTTTTGGCGATAAATCAGAAGCTAATATATATAAAATAGTTTCAAATGCCAAAAATATGAAAATAGCTTCGGAAAGATCAGCAAAACAAACTTTTTCGGAGTTGTATAAAAATGATAAAGAATTTAATGACTATACTAATAACATTGTAAAATTAACAAAAAACGGCCTATTTGCCAACGGCAAAACCTATTCGAAAGCTGAAAATGGAGATTTATCGTCACTATATAAAGTTTTTAATAAATATGCACCATTAATGACATCTGCTGAAGGAATTAATGACGCCGGTAAAAACACAGCACTTAGTATGAATAATAAATTTTATTCAGCTTTAAAAAATAAAGGTTATTCGGCGCTATATGACATGAACGATGCTGGAAAATTAACAAATAGCCCGATCATTATATTTGATAGTAAAAGCATAAGCGGAACAAGTTCTACAGCTATAAATAGTAATGATTTATGGAAAGACTACAAAAAATTAAAAAATATAAACAATATAAAAATGGCATCGATACCAGCAACATTTTCAGGAAGCGCTATAATTACGAATGCTTTACTAAAAAATGACGATAATAAAAAATCTAAAAACGATAATTAGAGAATAAACAATTTACTCGCATAGACGGACTTGAAATACATTACTTGCTTTGACGGACATAATACTCGTTTATTCTCTTTTTATATTTTGAAGGTGGGACATACTTAGATGCGACTCTTTGGGCCTCACCTTCTATTTTTTTATGGGAGAAAATCATGGAAGTAAGAAGATTAAAAAATGATGAGTTGCAACATCATGGAGTTAAAGGCCAACAATGGGGAGAGCGTAATGGCCCGCCATATCCATTGGATGCAAAAGGTTCCAGCTTAAGGAAACAGAAAAAGATTTATAAAAAACAACAAAAGCATATAAAAAAAATACAAAAAGCAGCAGATAGTGTTAGTAAAGAGACGGGATATAATAATAAATATACAAAAACGGCAGTAAATAGATTAATAAAAAATACAGAAAAAGCATATCAATTAGAAATGAAATCTGTAAATGACCCGTCGATAAAAAAAACTGAAAGCTATCAAAAAGCACAAAAAATAATGAATGATAAATATTTATTAAAATCTAGTATTAGAGGATTATCTACACAAGAAAGGGTCAATAAAGTGGGCTTAAGTGCAAATGATATAGACGATAAGGAATTAATAGAACTTAATAAAAGCAATAAAAACTTTAAAAAAGAATACAATATAAAATAAGGAGTAACCCATGTTATCAAATAAAGCCACTCCTAAATACTATGGGCAATTTCGAGAACGTGTAATACGTGGCGAAATTCCAGTATGTAGGGAAATTTCAATGGAGATGAATCGTATAGATGCGATGATAGATAATCCAGACTTCTATTACGATGATCACGCTATTGACGGCTTTATACAATTCTGTGAAAAGGAATTAACGTTAACAAACGGAGAAGACCTAGAACTCCTTGATTCATTTAAACTATGGGCAGAAGGTGCCCTAAGTTGGTATTACTTTGAAGAGAAAAGAATTTATTTCAAATCAAAACCCCATTACAAAGGCCATTACGAAACAATAAAAGTCAAAAGACGTTTGGTAAACAAACAGTATTTAATAGTAGCCAGAGGTGCTGCTAAGTCAATGTACTTAGCTTGCGTTCAAGGCTACTTTTTAAATTGTGACTTTCAAACAACTCATCAAATTACAACAGCTCCAACTATGAAGCTGTCAGAAGAAGTTCTATCACCACTAAGAACTGCTATCACGCGTGCGCGAGGACCATTATTTCAGTTTCTAACTGAAGGCTCTATCAATAGCACAAATGGATCTAGAGCTAATAGACCAAAGTTAGCAGCCACTAAAAAAGGTATTGAGAACTTCTTAACTGGATCGCTTTTAGAAATTAGGCCTTTGGCGATAAACAAATTACAAGGTCTGAGAGTAAAGATAGCTACAGTTGATGAGTGGCTATCTGGAGACTTACGAGAAGACCCAATAGGCGCTATAGAGCAGGGTGCATCCAAGTTACCGGACTATTTAATTATAGCAGCATCATCAGAAGGTACTGTTAGAAACGGTTCGGGTGACACAATAAAAATGGAATTAATGGACATATTAAAAGCCCCTACTCCAGACGATGATGGTTACTATAATCCACATGTTTCTATCTGGTATTACAGACTCGATAACGTGGAAGAGGTAGCAGATCCCGATATGTGGATTAAAGCGAACCCTAATATTGGTCAAACAGTAAGTTATGAAACTTATCAGCGCGATGTAGAGAAAGCGGAAAAAGCTCCAGCGAATAGGAATGATATTTTAGCTAAAAGATTTGGAATTCCTATGGAAGGATACACATACTTCTTTACTTATGAAGACACAGTGCCACATAAATACCGAAGTTTTGAATCTTTACCATGTGCATTAGGAGCAGACCTTTCACAAGGTGACGACTTCTGTGCATTCACGTTCTTATTTCCTCTTTCGGATGGTTGCTTCGGCGTTAAAACTCGAAGTTACATAACTAGACGTACTCTTAATAACTTATCTTTGGCTATGAGAGTAAAATACGAGGATTTTATTAAAGAAGGTAGCCTCATTATTATGGAGGGTACTGTCTTAGATATGATGGAGGTTTATGACGATCTCCAAATGCATATCGATTCATGCGACTATGATGTACGGTCATTCGGATACGACCCATATAACGCTAAAGAATTTGTTGAACGTTGGGAACAAGAGAACGGACCATATGGAATAGTCAAAGTTATACAAGGAGCAAAGACCGAGTCGGTACCTTTGGGTGAATTGAAGATACTGGCTGAAGATCGAGTTCTATTATTCGATGAATTGCTAATGCAGTTCGCCATGGGTAACTGTATAACCGTTGAAGATACAAATGGTAACCGTAAATTGTTAAAAATGCGTCATGATGCGAAGATCGATAACGTAGCAGCTATGATGGATGCTTATGTGTCGTTCAGACAGAATCCTGATGCTTTTGAATAACTAAAGGAGGAATCTTACAATGGCAAAAACTATTAGAGACGAGCTTAAAGACAAGTTTCTGGCTGCTGGAGGATCTCAGGCAGATGTTCCTAACGATCATACTATTCGCAGTATGCAGAAAGCACTCTATGCACAGCAGGGTGGATTAAATGAGAATCTCACAAATGATTCTCAGACAATAGCTGGAATGGTTAAAGCAGAAAATGATCTGGCTGTTAACAGTATAGCATCTGTTAAAGTCTCACCTAAAGATCCAGACGACACAATATATGAGCACACAGTTTCTGATCTCCAGGAGAATGTTGTTATCAGAGATGGAAAGTTCTATGGAAAGCTTAAGTATGTTACAGAGGGCGCACTTCCAGATCGTTGGGGCGCTGGACATTTCTTAGCTATTGACTTAGCTGATGAAAGTGGTGATACAGCAACATACAAGATCGGACATTACCCATCAGAAAGTTCTGGATTCGTTGAATTCACACCTCCAGATGATGCTGCTGGAAAAGTCACAGACAAATACAATCAGAAGCTGTATGTATTCAAGACTGTTGATGGTGTAGAGCATACTCAGGTCTTTGATCTGTCTGGACTTGATCTTGAACCAGCGACTGAAACGGAGTAAATAGGAGAAATTTCAAAATGGCAGAATTTTTTACAAGATTCCAAAATGCTTGGAATGCTTTCCTTGGAAGAGATCCAACTAACAGATTCCTAGAAGGTGGATGGTATGGTGTCAATTCGGATAGACCCGATAGACATCGTATGAATTATGGTAATGAACGTTCAATAATAGCAGCAATGTATTGTAAGATTGCTGTCGACTGTTCTCAGGTAATAATACAGCATGTTGTTACTGATGAGAATGGACGTTACTTATCGCAAAAAGATTCAAAGCTTAATAACTGTCTAACTTTAGATCCAAATCTAGATCAGACAAGAACAGCTTTTATGCAAGATGTCATCTTATCGATGTTTGATGAGGGTTGTATAGCAGTTGTGCCTACTGATACATCAATAAATCCTAATAACACAGATTCATTTGACATCTTAACAATGAGAGTTGGCAAAATTGTTGAATGGTTCCCGCAGTCCGTAAAACTTGAGGTATATAACGAGAATACGGGTAAGAAGCAAATTATTTCAATGCTTAAGAAAAATGTTGCTATCATAGAGAACCCATTCTACACAATAATGAATGAGCCAAACTCAATACTTCGTCGACTTATAAGAAAATTAAATCTCCTTGATGCAGTTGACGAACAATCTAGTGCAGGAAAACTGGATTTAATTATTCAGTTACCATATACAATTCGTACAGAAGCAAGAAAGAAACAGGCAGAAGAGAGACGACAGAACATAGAATCTCAGCTCGCCGGTTCAAAGTATGGAATTGCCTATGCTGATGCAACAGAACACATTACTCAGCTCAATAGACCAGTGGAAAACAATCTGATGAATCAGGTTACGTATTTAACGAGCATGCTATATAGCCAGTTAGGTCTATCTGAAGAAATCTTTAATGGTACCGCTGATGAGCAAGCAATGCTGAACTATTACAATTCTACAATAGAACCAATTCTTACAGCTATTACTGACGAATTCAAACGCAAGTTCTTAACCAAGACGGCTAGAACTCAGCATCAATCAATAATGTTCTTTAGAGATCCATTCAAACTTGTTCCAATTAATCAAATTGCAGACATTGCTGATAAGTTCACTAGAAACTGTATTCTTACTTCTAATGAGCTTAGGGGAATTATTGGCTTTAAGCCTGCGGAAGACCCTAAAGCTGATGAACTTATTAACAGCAACTTGAATCAAACAGAGGAAGAGGTCAAGGAAGAAGAGAAACCTAATGAACAAAAACTAAACAAAGGAGAAATTCAAAATGGCAGCTAAAACTTACGATTTTAGTGGCTGGGCAACCAAGAACAATATTAAATGCTCCGATGGTAGAACAATCATGAAGGACGCGTTTAAGGACCAGAATGGTGCTAAAGTTCCTTTGGTTTGGAATCATGATCACAGTGGACCTGATAATGTGCTGGGTCATGCCATTCTTGAGAATCGTGAAGATGGAGTTTATGCATACTGCTCTTTCAATAATACAGAAAAAGCGCAAGATGCTAAAGAACTTCTTCGTCATGGAGATATTGGTTCATTGTCCATACACGCAAATCAGTTAAAACAAAACAAAAATAGAGACGTGCTTCATGGAGTTATTCGAGAAGTAAGTCTTGTTCTCGCAGGTGCAAATCCTGGAGCCACAATTGACTTCCCAGTTCTTCAGCATGGAGAAGACGAATATGAAGTTAACTATGATGAAGCTATTGTTCGTTACTATGAGGAACTTTCACTTGAACATGGTGAGGTTCCTTCTTTTGATGACGAAAAAGAGCCAGAAAAAGTAGTTGAGAATTCCGAGGAGAAGGAAGAGGAAGTCATCGAACATGCAGAAGAATCCAAGGAGGATAAAAACATGGCAGATGAGCAGAAGACTGCTACTAAAACTGATGAAAATAAAGATGAAACAATCGGTGATGTAATGAATACATTAACTGATAAACAGAAAGATGCTGTAGCAGCAACGCTGGCTATCGCTCTTGAAGAGTACGATAAAGAAAACGGTAATAAGGAGGATGATGACGTGAAGCATAACGCATTTGAAAACGAAGAATACGATCAGGGTGAAGTTCTCACTCATGCTGAGATCACAGAACTTTTTGCTGGAGCTAGAAGAGAGAAGGTAAGTTCTCTTAGAGATTACATGCTCGAGCATTCAATCGATACAACTGGTATGGAAGTAGCTACTGGAACACAGGAGTATGGTTTCAACGACGCTTCCATGCTTCTTCCAGAGTACAAGAACCTTAACAACACACCAGAATGGATTAAGAGAGATACTGGTTGGGTTTCAATAGTTATCAACGGTGTTCATAAGACACCTTTCAGCAGAATTCGTTCTACATATGCTAACATCACAGAGGATGAAGCAAGAGCTAAGGGTTACATCAAGGGACATGAGAAGAAAGAGGAAGTGTTCACAACTCTTAAGAGAACAACAGATCCTCAGACAGTTTACAAAAAGCAGAAGCTTGATAGAGATGACATCATTGATATTACAGACTTCAACGTTGTAAGTTGGATCAGAGGCGAGATGGACATGATGCTTGATGAAGAACTCGCAAGAGCTTATCTGATTGGCGATGGACGTCCAACAGATTCAGAGGATAAGATTCAGGAATCACACATCAGACCAATCGCTAAGGATGTTCCACTCTTCAACGTTAAGGTTAATGTTGCAGTTCCTGCTGGAGCTACAGGCGCTGAGAAGGCTGATGCAGTTATCGATTCCGTTCTTAGATCACGTAAGCAGTATAAGGGATCAGGTAACCCAACACTCTTCACAACAGAGGATTGGCTTACAGAGATGCTCCTTCTTAAGGATGGTATCGGTCATAGACTTTACAAGACAGAGGCTGAGCTTGCTACAGCACTTCGCGTAAGCAAGATCGTTACTGTTGAAGTTATGGAAGGTGTTGAGATTGATAACAAGCCACTTGTTGGTATTATCGTTAACCTAACAGACTACAATGTAGGTGCTGATAAGGGCGGAGAGAAGACTCTGTTCGATGATTTCGATATCGACTACAACCAGTACAAGTATCTGATCGAGACAAGAAGATCTGGTGCACTTGTTAAGCCATATTCAGCAATGACTGTTCTTATCGACGAGGCTGTTGGAAGCAACGACGGTGAGGATGACGGAACAGAAGGTTAATTTATATTTAGGAGGCAACTATGAGATTTGCTGGTAAGATAGGTTTTGTTAGAACCGTCGAAACCGAAGGCAGCGTCTGGCAAGAGGTTTGCGAAGAGAAACGATATAAAGGCGATATCGTACGTGACGCCAGACGATGGGACAAGCCAACGGAAGTAAACGATAACATAACTGTGAGCAATGAGATAACCATCGTTGCCGATAAATACCTTTTATCAAACTACGCTTTTATAAAGTATGTAGTTTTAGATGGAGTTAAATGGAAGGTTAATTACATTGAGCTCAATCGACCACGTATAAGACTGACGATTGGGGGTTTGTATAATGAAAACGAGTAAAGATAGAAGACTTGAACTCGATAGGGAGCTTCGAGCAATTTTGCAGAAGACTCTGGGTAAAGTCAATATTTATTTTCAGCCCCCAGAGTCAGTTAAATTAACGTATCCATGTATCGTTTACAAAAAAGATACTGGTGATACAAAGTACGCCGATAACGGTAACTATCAGTTCACTCAGGCGTATCAAATAACATTCATAACAAAAGATCCCGATAACGACGTCATTGATGAGATTAGAAACCATTTCAAATACTGTAAATGGGGTAGGCACTTTGTCTACGATAATCTAAATCATGAGGTCGTTATCTTATATTATTAAGGAGGACTAAAACTATGTCTTACAAATTATCATGGGACGATACAGGTAAGAAGTTCTACGAGACTGGTGTGGATCATGGTGTACTTTATCCACAGAATAATGATGGTTCTTACCCAAAGGGTGTGGCTTGGAACGGTCTTACAGGCGTTACAGAGTCACCTTCAGGAGCAGATAAGAATGATATTTATGCGGATAATATCAAGTATCTGACTCTTAGATCAGCCGAAGATTTCGGTGCTACAGTTACATGTTACACATATCCTGATGAGTGGGAAGAGTGTGACGGTTCTAGATCACCTGTTACAGGTGTTAAGATTGGTCAGCAGGCTAGAAGAGCTTTCGGTATGTGCTATAGAACACTTATCGGTAATGATATTCAGGGTACAGAGTATGGTTACAAGCTTCACATTATCTGGAATGCAACAGCTTCTCCATCAGAGAGAGCTTATGCAACAGTTAACGACTCACCAGAAGCTATTGAGTTCTCATATGAGCTGGCTACAACACCTACAGGTATCAGTGGATATAAGCCAATTGCTAATATGACAATTGATTCTACTCTTGTTCCTGCTGATAAGATGGCAGAGCTTGAGCAGGTTCTTTATGGTGTTGAGGGTGGAGCTGATCCTAAGCTTCCTACACCTGATGAAGTTATCGAGCTTCTTGGTGGTTCATCAGTTCCTTCTGTAACAGTAATTCCTTCAAGAATTGAGATTACAGCTGGTGATACATATTCGCTTACAACTCAGGTTGTACCTGCTGGAACAACAATTACATGGACAACATCTGATGATTCTAAGGCTACAGTTTCTGATGCTGGTGTTGTTACAGGTGTTGCTGCTGGTTCAGCTACAATCACAGCTACAATCACTGTTGACGAACAGACTTATACAGATACATGCTCCGCTACAGTTGCTGCTGCAGCACAGGGCTAATAAAACCATCCCTGGCTGGGGGGTCGCGTTAATTCGCGGCTCTCTGGCCTTAATTTTTTAATAATAAAGGAGACCAAACTATGTATTCAGAACTTATAACATATGAAAATTTTAACGGCGAAACAGTTAAAGAAAGATTTTACTTTAACATAACTAGAACAGAACTTCAGAAGCAGAATATGCACACCAAGGGTGGTTTATTAAACTACCTTACAAGAATTATAGCAACAAAAGATCAGGAAGAGATTGCTAATTATTTCGAGAAAATTATAGACATGTCATATGGTGTAAAGACTGATGATGGAAATCACTTCATTAAGTCAAAAGAGCTTACAGATAAATTTAAATGTTCGGCAGCATATGACGAATTATTTTATAGATTGACTACCGAAGACGAGTATGCTAGCAAGTTCATAAACGGCATAATGCCTAAGAATATGCCTGAAGGAAATGCTAAAGATGCTGAAGTTATGAAAAAGAAATTCTTTGAAGAAACAGGATTTTCGGAGTCAGATTTGGGTATGGCTAATGAAAACAATAATAATACCATCTAACGAGTTATATAACGAAAAAGAAAATCTGTTTATAGATATTCCAGAAACTAAAATAGCGATTGAGCATTCATTAGTTTCTATTTCTAAATGGGAATCCAAATGGCACAAAGCATATTTGAGCGAAAATGAAAAAACAGATGAAGAAATTATAAGTTATATAAAATGCATGGTAATTACGCAGAACGTAAAAGATTATATTTTTGATTGCCTACCCCCAGTGGTAATAAACGAAATAAATTCATACATAAATGATCCAATGACAGCTACAGTAATAAGAGATGTTAATGGAAGACGTGTAATTAACGAAACCATAACATCAGAACTTATATATTATTGGATGTTTAAATTGGGAATACCAAAAGAATGTGAAAAATGGCATATTAATCGTTTACTTACCCTTATTAAAATATATGGCGTTAAGGATCAACCGCCAAAGAAAATGAACAGAAATGAGATATTAAGACAAAACAAAGCCCTTAATGCTCAACGTAGAGCTAGAATGAGATCAAGGGGGTAGATTTATGAATATTTCTAAAAACGGATTAGATTTAATTAAAAAGTTTGAAGGTTGTAAATTAACCGCATATAAAGATAGCGTTGGTGTTTGGACTATCGGATGGGGAACAACAAATGCCGATAAAGCAATAACTAGCACAACAATTACAGCCGGTTTAACCATTTCTCAGGCTAAAGCGGATAGCTGGCTAGAGCAATCGGTCAATAGTAAGTACGTTCCTAAAGTTATGAAATACAACTCAATCTATAAATGGAATCAGAATCAGTTAGATGCATTAACGTCTTTTGCTTACAATATTGGAAGTATTGACGGTTTAACTAATAATGGTAAACGTTCCATTTCAGAGATAAGTTCTAAAATTCTTTCCTATAATAAAGCTGGTGGAAAGGTGTTATCAGGACTTACAACGAGAAGAAAAGCCGAGAAGGCACTGTTCGATAAGAAGACTGCTACAGTATATACAGAAGGATGGAAACAGGATTCAAAAGGACGGTGGTATCAGTACTCTGATGGGTCTTATCTAAAGAATTGTTGGAAGACAATTAATGGAGCTGATTACTACTTCAAAGCTAGTGGTTACATAGCTACCAAAGAATACGTTAAATCTGATTCATACTCAACAAATGGAAAACTTTACTATGTCGATGAAAAAGGAAAATGGGATGGTAAGGTATACAAATGGGAGAAAGATGAAAAAGGATGGTGGCTAACGCAATTTAAAGGCGTTTGGTATCCAAAAGAGGAATGGTGTTTCATAGATAGCAAATGGTATTACTTTGACAAAAAAGGCTACATGGTAACCGGAACCAAAACTATCGATGGTAGAATTTACAGTTTCCGAAAAGATGGTTCTTTAGTTGAATAATTCAAAATGGAAGTAAATTTCTATGATTTCAGTTACACATAGCGGTTCTTTTAATAATATAGAGAACTTTTTAAAAAAGAATAAAAAGATTAATTTTGATCATTATTTAGAAACATTTGGGAAAGCGGGAGTTGAAGCGTTAGCAAAAGCAACACCTAAAGATACAGGTCTTACTTCAGAATCGTGGTATTACGAAATTGAAAAGAAAGACGGACTCATTAAAATTTCATGGCATAATAGTAATGTTGTTGATGATTGGTATAACGTTGCTATCGGAATACAGTATGGTCATGGAACAGCCAATGGAACATATGTACAAGGAATAGACTACATTAATCCCGCAATGCAGTCTATTTTTGATGAGTTTGCACAAGCTATATGGGAGGAGGTGACTACAGCATGAGCTCAAATAATGTTGACAATAGAGTTGTTAATATGCAGTTTAATAACTCACAATTTGAATCGGGAATAAGTCAAACTATTCAATCGTTAAGCAATTTAAAAAATAGCTTGAAATTAGATAATGCAACTTCTGGCTTACAGAATGTGCAAAGTGCTGTGGATAACCTGTCTTTTGCTAACATAGAAAGTTCGGTAGCATCTTTAGAGTCTCGCTTCTCAACATTAGGTATTGTTGGAATGTCAGCAATATCAAACATTACTGATAAAGTAATAAATCTTGGAACTCAGATAGCATCAACCCTGACTAACCAAATAGTATCCGGAGGTACAACCAGATATAAAAACATTGCAGATGCAAAATTCCAGATAGAAGGACTTGGAAAAGACTGGGAAGCTCTATATGAAGATATGGATTACGCTGTGTCCGGTACTGCATATGGTATTGATGAAGCTGCAAAAGCGGCATCGTCCTTATCTGCATCAGGAATAGAAGCCGGCGAGGATATGAAGCAGGCGTTAAGAGGTATTTCTGGTGTTGCTGCAATGACTAATAGTGATTACAGCACTATGGCTGATGTATTTACTACCGTCGCAGGTCAAGGAAAATTAATGACACAGCAATTAAGACAGTTAGAGTCTAGAGGTCTTAACGCTGCGGCTACATTAGCGGATTATTTAGGAACAACTGAAGCGTCGGTCAGAGATATGGTTTCAAACGGTGAAATAGATTTTGACACATTTTCTTCGGCAATGGATGACGCATTTGGTGAACATGCAACAAAAGCCAATGAAACATTTTCTGGTGCTCTTTCTAATATGAAAGCATCATTATCAAGAATTGGTGAAAATTTCTCTAGACCAATATATGAACGATTGATTGGTCCATTAAATGATTTAAGACAATTATTTGATAAAGTTAAGAATAAATTAACAGAATTTACCGGAACTTTAACTGGTGGAGATTGGTATAATAGCCCATTTGGCACCTTTGTTGGAGCTTTATCAAATAAGATACGAACGTTAATACAAAATGTTAATTTGGATTGGTTAGACACTCTTGTTGACTATTTAAATGAGGCAGCTGATGCCGGAACATATTTTATTACCAATTATGAAGGTGTAATAGATACTATTAAAAATTACTTGACCGAAACGGGTAAAGTTACTGATGAAAATTCTGCAATTATGCAGATATTAACAAGTTTATCTAATGTTGGAAAAGCTGTTAAAAATGTATTTAGTAGTGTTTCAATTATATTTCAAACATTAGTATCGGCATTTAAAGAAGTGTTTAATCTTGGAGATGCTAGTAGCGGAGTATTAAATTTATCGGAAGTACTATTAAAATTGTCTGAGGCAATGACCGTTACTGAGGAAGATGCAGAACAAATACGTCCTATATTTGTTGATGTCTTTACAGTAATAAAACGTGTTGTAGATGGAATTATATCCTTTACATCAGCTTTAAGTAATTATTTTGGCCCAATTTTCCGGACTGTATTTAACTACATGATTAAGTTTTATAGGGTCGGCAGTGACGTTATAAATACTATAATAGAAATGGTTTCCGGAAACGAGAAGCTATCTGAATTATTTAACAATATTCAAAGTGGTTTCAAAAAGTCAAAAACTATAGCTGAAGGATTTAGTAAAACCTTTAGCGGTGTTGTTGATTTTCTTAAAAACATTTCTCCAAAAACATGGGGCATTGTTGCGCTAGGCGTTATTTTAGTGAATTTAGTTAAGAAATTTAGCGCATTTTCTTTTGCTATAAAACGAGTTACTGCTTTAGCTAACAACGTTGCTAGCTTTGGTAATACGTTTTCGAATGTGTTTAAAGGCTTATCATATTATTCGAAATCAGTAGCTACGGTTGCAGTTATAAAAGAAGTAGCTATAGCAATAGTAGCGTTGGCTGCTTCTCTTGCACTATTAACATTAGTGGATTCTACCAAATTAGTAACAGCTACCAAATGCGTTGCTTCTTTAATAGCTGTAATGGCAGCATTTGCTATAGCTATGACACAAATGGCCAAAAACTTAAAGAGTGTTATTAAAGTAAGTGTATATATGGCATCCATATCTACTATGTTTTTAGGCATTAGTATTTCAATATTGATATTAGTTGCAGCATTGGCTAAATTATCAACCATAGATACAACAAATATTTGGAAAAACTTCGCTGTTTTATCAGCACTATTGGGCGAATTAGTTGCCGCAGCTATATTATTATCTGTTGTATCTCCAGTATTATCAAAAGGAGCATCAGCTTTAGTATTTTATGCGGCTGCTGTATATGTTTTAGTTCTAGCATTAGAAAAACTAACACAAGTAAATATTGACGGTATTGGTGATAAGTTAGTGACATTAGGTGTCGTGATGCTAGCTTTAATTGGCATATCAAAGATAGCAAATGGCGTATCCTTTGGAGCACCTATTGGTATATTAGCAATGATTGCTAGTATATGGCTAATAGAAAAAATGCTTAAATACATAATTAACGAGGGCGTTAATTTTGAAGATGTTAAAAACAACATAGACCGTCTTGCAATAGCATTAGGTTCATTTATTGTTGTGGCTGTTATATTAAAAGTATTGTCATCAAAATCTAAAGGAATGATAAAGATGGCAACGTCTATAGTATTATTAGCAACATCAGTGTATATTATAACATCGGCTATTAGAAAATTAGCAGATATAGAAAACCCTAATGCATTATCTTCTGCAGTTAGAGCTTTAATTGTCGTATTTATTGGCGTTATTGCTATGATGGAAATACTATCGAAAGGCGGTTCATCTGTTAAGAGAGCTGGTTCAACGATATTACTTATATCTTTAGCAATATTGATAATTTCATCAGCTTTAAAGTCGTTAGCATCCATAAAAGATACAAGCAAAATGTTTACTGGCCTTTTGGCTATTATATTGTCATTGATTTCAATAGTTGCGGTATTAACAATACTTAGTGAAACTGTTAAACATGTTAAAGTGTCTGGTATTTTAGCAATGGCAGTTTTAATAGCAGTTATTGGTGCTGCTTTAACCATGTTAACCACAATTGGTGATACTGATAAAATGCTTGAAGCTGCCGGTGGAATAGGAATTGTTCTATTAGCAGTAGCTGTCTCATTATCATTAGTTAGTAGATTTACAAAACTTGTATCATACATGGCAGTAGCATCATTATATTCTATGATTCTATTATTGATAGCAATATCGGCTAGCATATTAATGCTTAGTAAAGTAGGCGATATAAAGCAAATGTATGCTTCAGTTGGAGCTATAGCTTTAGTTTTGGCTGCAGTGTGTATTGCTTTAATTGCTGTATCTAACTATTCAAAGAGTGTTATGCCTAATTCATTGATATTATTAGGTCTAATGATAGAAGCTTTAGTTGTTATCGCTGGAAGTTTACTACTTTTATCAAAAGCTGGTGATATGAATAAAGTATTTGCATCTGTTGTGGCAATAATGATGGTTATAACTGTTTTATCAGCAGCCTTTGTTGCTATTTCAACTTTTGGAAGTACAATGAATGTTCCAGCAGTTGTTGCTTTAGGCTTAATGATATTAGTATTGCTATCTATAGCAGCATCTTTACGTCTACTGTTAGATGGTGGATATGACTGGGAACAGATGAAGGGCGCTGTTAAAGCTATGGTAAAGTTTTAGCATCAGTTGCTGTAGCATTATCAATACTAGCTGTTGTATCTGATTTAACAGGACAAATAGGAATGGTTATTGCTGGGGCGGCTTTAGCTGTTATATTATTAACACTATCTGTCGCTATGGCATCATTTGCAAAACTTGTAGATACATTGGTTAAATCATTAACACAATTGACAAAGATAAAGTATAACCAAATAGACCTGGGTGTTCTTACAAAATTAGTTCTATTATTAGCCGCATTAGGCGTTGTTGCATCTGTTACTGGCATTGGGTTTGTACTTCTTGGTGTTGGTTTAACCACTGTTGGTATTGGATTAACTATAATAACAGCAAATGTTGCTATAATTACAACGCTAATAACCAAATTTACATTAGCGCTTAATTTGTTAATTACTTCATTAACAACCATGGGCTTAATGGCTCCTATCATTGCCGAAGGTATAAAGACTATTGGCTCAGCAGTTGCCTCTACAATAGGCGAAATAGGTAAAGGAATAGCCACTGGTATAGCTAATTTCCTAACAACTATAGCATCTAAAGGCGAGGAAATAAAATCAGCAGTTAAGACCATTTTAAGTTTGGTTTTGTCAACAATAACAGAAACATTAGTTGAATTAACCGGTATAATATTAGATTTTATAGTTAATATATTAACTTTAATAGACGATAATGCACCAACAATAACAGAAAAATGTTTAAGCATACTTATAACAGTGCTTAAAGGTATCGCTGAATATTCTGCTGTGATTGGATATTATGGCGCGGTTATAGCCGTAGGTTTTGCTTCTGGACTAATACAAGGCATAACAGCCATGATTCCAGATATAGTAACTACTGTTGAAGATTTAGCAATTGCTATCGTTACAGCATTCTCAGAAATGATGGATAACGCTGGTACGTTAGCGGCTGATAGTCTTAAAGTTACGTTACTATCAGGAACTAAGGCTACGGGAGATTTTGTTAATGAACTTATTGGTAAAGATATTTTCGATACTGAAACAGTACAAGGCGAAATCGATTATCAACGTGATATTCTTAAAGAAAATATGAAGAAGAACGGCGAAGAAGCTGCAGATGCTGAGGCCGATGGATATTCTGATGAATTGGATTCACGTAGCGATGAAATGAGCAACAAGACAGCTACTGTTATGGATGATGCATCAAACAAAACAGATATTTCTAAGAAAAATGGTTCAGATAATGCCAAAGCAACTGTTAGTGGTTATACAAATACACTATCTAATAGTTCTGATGGTGTTAGTAGCAGTTTAACAGAACTATTGAACAATGCTACTAGCAATGTGGACTTATCTTCATTTACTAATCTAGGTGGAGATGCTTCAAGTTTATTTGGAACGGGTCTGTCATCAAATACTAGTCAGCAAGAAACAAAGTATAAGATTTCAGAACTAAGCGATCAAGCAATTAGCGAAATGAAGAAAGCCGGTTGGTATGAGAGCGGTGAATATCTAGTAAAAGATGTACAGTCAGGTATCGAAAATTCATCATTTAGTTTCGATAGTATTTGGGGAGATGCTTCATCCGAATTGCTGTCGAGTGCTGATGATACTGCCGATGATATGTCGGATAAAGGTACAACAACTGGCGAAAATTATGGTAATGGTTTAATAGATGGTTTATTAAATAAGCAGACAGATATTAACGATACTTATGCTTCCGTAATGTCGGGGGCTGATGAAGCCGCTAGAAATGCTGCGGAAGTTAATTCGCCATCAAAGAAAGCTATAAGATTAAGTGAGTTTTATGGTGTTGGTTTATCTAAGGGATTAATTAATATGATTCCTACAGTAATGAGATCAGCAGCAGCAATAGCTAATTCGATAACCGATTCAGTTAACATAGCATTTGAAACTGCTAGAAATGATGCGTCTGGTCTAACATTAGACCCAACAATTTCACCAATAATTGATGGTACAAATTTCAAAGAGGCTCTCGGTAATATTGATGATGTGTTTAATAATAACTCATCAGTACAGTTAGCAACATCAAGCGCTATATCTTTAAACGATGCTAATGCATTCACAATTAACGATAGACTAGATGCGCTTAATGCTAGCATTGACAAGTTAGCGAACACCGACTACTCAAAGATGCTTGAAGGCGTTAATATTAACGTTGATGCTTCTACTAATGTTGATGGTACACCTCTTCGTAGGATGTCCTCAGCATACACAATACAACAAATCAATGATACACAAAACGGTTTAATTATGGCGGCAGGAGGTAGAGTATAATGTGGAGTTACAACGACATAGACGTCTACATAACCCCGACCGAGAATGTCTTGGGAGAGGTCTCTGTTGACACAAACAATTGGACCGCTCTATCGCTATATGGCCTTGTACGTGGCAGACCAAAGCTCACACCGTCAACGGTTACAGCGAACGGTTTGGAAATCCCAGGAAGGGACGGTACCACGTATCAGGTCGATAGCCGAAGAGGTAATGCAAAAATCGAATTCGAGATACTAATAGCTGACGAATGGGTTCATCGCCAATTAGAACGAGAGAAACCTGAAATAGCTGGATTATCAGTTAGACAACGTACAGACATAGTATTCTCATTATGTAATTTAATGAAAAGAGTAGCTTGGAAGTGTCCTGGAAGGGACGCCGATAGCTACTTTTTAGTTTACAAAGTAAAGCTTACTCCTACGGATGGTTACGACGTAGCTCAGGTTATTAAAGTCGAGTTGGAAGTACATCCGTTTGAGTGGTTTTTCGAGGGAAATCAACCTCTAACAACAACTCAAGGAAGTTTACTTGTCGAAAATCCTATACCATTTTCTAGATGCATGCCTGTTTACATTATTAAAGGAGCTGGGCATCTATATATCGGTTCTCAATCAACAGGTATTACTGCCACGGCGTATGGTAATAATCAAATAGTTATCGATACTTGGAAAGAAATGGTCTACGTTAAAGATTCAAATCCTGTGGTTAATGCTAATCGATATGTTAGCGGTGATTTATCTAACTTATGGATTTTTGATGGTGAAACTGTAACTATAATGAGTGATTTTTCTGAAGATGTTACTGTCTATACTAGAAAGGGGATAATCAGATGATTAGGTTATTCAGTCCTGAAGCTTTTAGCGATTTCAGGGATAAACATCCACCAGTCAATCTGAGTGGTAATGGCGACATTATATTATGCCCAGATGAATGTATTGTTGAAGCTGAAATAGGCTCAACGTGGAAAGTAACAATGAATCATCCGTACGATGAAAATGGTAAATATAATTATATTCAGAAAAATTCAATATTAGGAATTGATGGGCGTGTTTGTAGAGAGCAAACAAATAATGTTCAATACTATAGAGTGCATACAGTACGCCCTCAGGATAATGGTATTGAGGTTATTGCTTATCCTGTTGCGTGGGATTCAGTATATGAAGTGCCAATTAATAAGGCCGATTATTTGGAAAAGACACCAAATCAGATAATAGCAGACCTCAATAGTATTTATCCTCAAAAATATGCTGTCGATATTCGTTACAGCAGTAACGATACAGCAAATATTCAAGCAGAAAACACAAACTTACAAGAAATACTTAACGGCAATCAAGATGCCGCTTTTTGTAATATATTTAATGCTGAATTAGTTTATGACAATTACACATATAGAGTTCTTGACGATCAACAAATGGGTAATGGCGTTGAGAACGCTATGGATAACAAAATACTATATGCGGTAAACATTTCGGGAGTTGATATTGAAGAATCTACTTCAGACATGGTTACAAGAATTATACCAGTATCAAATGAAGGTTATACAATAAGAAATAATCAATTCGTTGATTCACAAAATGAAATACAAAAATACCCATTCGCATATGCTAGATCAATACGTTATGACGATGTCAAACTTGTTGACGAGCAAAGCGATGAAGATAGGAAAGCTGGAGTTCCAGAAACTTATACACAGCAAGTAACTGCTGAGGCAAAAGCTACAATTAAAGCCAAAGTTAGACAATTAAGTGAAGAGTATTTACGCAAGGCTCATGCTGGAAATTGGGATCATAACTATGGTGACATGCCAGATTTTGATAATAATCCACACGATCCAGGCAAAAAATACAACGAAGGTAAAGACCGAGCAGCTCTTCCTTATGGATATTTGTTCTGGTCTTATACCGATGCTATTGGTGTATTAACTCAAAAGGTACTGGATGATTTAATAGTAGACCAAGACGAATACAATGTGTTTAAAGACGCCATTAAAGAAGGTTTCAAATGGTGTGAAACAACTGAAATCGCTGGTTGGGATTGGCGTTATACTGCTGAGTATGAAGATGATACCTATAATTTCTTAAAGACATATAAATGGCTTAAGGACGAAGTGGGCTGGTGGTATGGCGACGGTGAAGGACATTACCTAACCAACGCTTGGGTCGAAGATGCACCTAATAAGCATTATTGGGTTGGCTCTGATGGATATTGGGACCCACAGTGGGATGATTTTGATACCTGGTCATGGTTTACAGACAGCGGTGGACAATGGTACGGAACGAAGAACCAAGATGGTACGGCTAAAAACTATGCCAAAGAACAGTATATTTACTGTAGCGGTAAAGGAAATTGGTACTGGTTTAATGGCGATGGATATTTTGTAGATGGAAGCATAAAGAAATGGTGGTATGGAACTGAAGACGGTTCAGACTATGTTAAATTCGGTTTCTGGAAAGTTGAAGACCTTGTATATTGGTTTGATGCTAATGGTTATGTAGATACAACTTTATCTTATGCTAAAGATTTTACATGGCGTACAGACGAAAACGGTTCTTACTATGGAGATGGCAAAGGTCATTGGTTTGCTAATTGTTGGATAGAAGACAGCTCTAGTAAACATTATTGGGTTGACGAGGATGGATATTGGGATGAAGAGAAGGACGATAGTAACTCCTGGGAGTGGCATGGTAGCTGGGAAGACGGCTGGTGGTATGGAACCGCCGACGACGATGACGACACTTCCGGAACAAATACCTCTACTTCATTAAGTACTATCATAGGTAATATTCAGACCATATTAAACAATCAAGCTAGTTACACCGTTGCTGACTTTGTAGATGGTATCCAAGATGAATGTGACAAGAAAGAACACACAACAAAATCCACATTAGGCAAAATTGAAGCTAAGTTATCTACAGAAAAAGCAAAATCAACAATGGTTGACGAAATACAAGACATTATTGATGACTATAATGACAATAAAGATGACTCGGACACATCACCTTCTGGTAGTGCTGATGAGAGTACACCTCTTAACTATGCCAAAAAGCAATTTATGTACGTAACAGAGAACCGTACTTGGTATTGGTTTGATGACAACGGATATATGGTTGCTGCTTGGATGACAGATGCATCGTGGTCTTGGGATAGAGATGGTACTGGCTGGTGGTATGGCGATAATGAGGGAACTTTCCCTATGTGTCAATGGTATAAAATCAACGGACATTGGTACTTCTTTAAGCCTGATGGCTATGCTGATGAGACGACTGATGATTTCAATGAGTCTAAAACTAGTGGTAGCGAAAGTGCTTCATATGATAGTAATCGAGAAGGTATCGGCGATACAACAACTGATGATGAGGATAATGAAGATAAGTATGATGACACTCGAGAGGGAGTTAAAGCTTGGATTCAGACAGGGTTTGTAAATGCTGTAAAACAAGCAGTGCAAGAACAGCATAATGCATTACTTACTGTTATGGAAACACAGTTACGCGACCATGCTTTATATGATCTTTCGTATATGGACACGCCATCACTTACTGTTACTATAAACTTTGAACAATTGTATAACACACAAAATTATGAACAGTTTGCCTATTTACGTAATAACTATTTAGGAGACAGTGTGTTTGTTTACAGTGTTAAGAATCAGGTTGAATCTATAGAGCGAATCACAGCACTAAAGTATGACGCCATCAGTCAAAAAATTGATGAAGTCACACTTACGAGCTTGTATTTGGGCAGAACTAAATTAAAGAATCGTAATAGCAGCTGGATTAACAATATGGCTAATTCAAATCTCCATACTTCAGGTAAAATTGAGGAATACCACCCTAAAGACGCACTCGAAGATGGTTATGGTGGTTTCATTAAGACCGGTTATGGAGTTGATTTAACAACACTTTAAGTACTTAAAGGAGAAAATTCAAAATGGCAGAACTTTCTATAAGTATGCCTAGAGGAGATCGAAGAAAAGTCAAGTTCTGTGTGAGGTCGGGTGAATCTTTAAAGACCGATCTCACTGAGATCTTCTTTACGGTAAAGGACAGCACCAGAAGAGATGAATTTATATTTCAGAAACGACTCTCTACTGGTGACATAACACTTGAAGAAGACAATTATTTTCATATGACCATAGAACCTGAGGATACAGAAAATCTAAGCTATGCGACATATAAATTTGATATAGAGATTGTTAAAGATAATGTAATAAAACAGACAACTGTTGGTAATTTAGCAATCACAGATGAGGTAACATTCCCTATTAATGAAGGAGAGTGATGAACTGTGACTGATATTTTAACAATTGAACTGGTTGATGAGGATGTTTTTGGTATTGATGTTTCATCCGAAGACGATTTTTCCATTGACCTAATAAACGATTATATTATGACAAGCAACATATTTGTAAATACTACAAAATATTGGAATAGCCGACCGACTTTAATAACTGTAAAAAATGCATTATATGTATATACAGATTATGAAAAGGATAGCGATGGTAATGATGTACCTGGTATCAAGGTTGGAGACGGACTTGGTTATTTGATAGACGCTCCTTTTACATCAGACCCTTATTATGATCACATAAGAGACAAATTCATCCACATAACCCCTGAAGAACGTGAATTTTGGAATAATAAAGTAAGGTGTTATGTTGACGATTTCACTGATAGTGAAAAACTAATATTCACAACTAATTAATAAAGGAGAAATAAAATGGCTGATTTAAGTAAAATTAAATTACCTTCGGGTTCAGAATACAATATCAAAGACCAGACTGCGCGTGATATGATTGCTGCTCTTAATCAGTTTACATATGAGGTAGTTACCAGTCTTCCAACTGCCGCAGATACAACAATGTATAAGATTTACCTTATAGCATCTGAGACACCAGGAACTAGTGACTCATATACTGAATACATTACTGTAGATAAAGGCGCAAGCGCATCTCCACGTTATGTTTGGGAGAAACTTGGTACTATAACAACCCCAGATCTAAGTGAATATGCAAAGATTGCTGATTTGGGCGACCTTGCATGGAAAGACACAGCAAGCGGCTCTGTTGCTGTTCCTAAAACATATACTACAAGTACTAGCGTAGCTACATCAGAGAGCAAATCTGTAAGTGTTAGTGGCACTACAACAGGTAGTGTCACTTTAACTAAGGGAACTGTAGATGTTAAACCAAATACAACTGGTACTGCAGCTAACAAATACACTCCAGCAGGCTCGGTAACTTCAAACTTCACTGGTAGTTCATCTAGCGGAACTATCAGCGGTACTGCAGCTGCTCCAACCATTTCGGTTAAGACCGCTGGTGCAACTGGAAAAGTTACAGGTATTACAAGTGTTGGTTCAATGCCTACATACACTGTATCTAATGAAGTGCTGACAATCACAGCGGGTTCAACACCTACTGCTGATACAGAAAAGACATTCAAAACAGGCGATGCTGCATATCAGGCTGGAACATCAAGTGTTTCTGGTTCATGTTCCGTGACTCCTAGTGGTAGTGTAAGTTCGTCATTCACTGGAACAGATACATATCTCAAGACTGCTGTTGAAGTTGGTACTGCGGCATCATTTACTGGTGCATCTATGACAAGCACCGGTTCAGTTGAAGTACCCAAGACATTTACATCTAGCACTACAACCGCAACAACAGAAAACAAGACAGTTACTGTTTCGTGATATTTTGGAAAGGAGGTATATGAATGGCTGATATTTCCAAAATAAAACTCCCAAATGGTACAACTTATGATATTGCCGATGAGTATTCTAGGGAACAGATTGTGGATGTAAAAAGCAAAATAGAGATAGAAGAAAAGACAGCAAGTGGAGAAATAGCTACATTTGACGATGGTGGAGAAAACATACCAATGAAGAGTGTGGTATGTGAGATAAACCCAATCCAAGACCTACACGGATATGACCATCCTTGGGTAGGCGGTGGTGGGAAGAATAAGTTGCCGAACAATTTAACCACGGTAACAGCCTTTGGTGTGACCTATGTGACACAAGAAGATGGAAGTATTATTGCGAACGGAACTTCAACTGGATGGGCAAATGCACAGATTGCCACGAACTTACTATTAAAAGGTGGAGAACAGTATATTCTATCTGGTATTCCGAATGTTAATGGGGCGTACATCACAATCGTTAAGGCAAATGGCGAAAGTGGTTCTTGGTCGTCAACATATGCAACTCCTTCAATTACCGTTTCTTTTAATGAAGATACGCTTGTAAATGTTAGACTGTCGGCATCTTCTGGTACTGTACTTAATAATGCAAAATACAAACCAATGATACGCCTTGCCTCAGAAACAGACCCAACTTTTGAACCCTACTCCAACATCTGCCCTATAAGCGGAAGAACGGAAGTGGTCACGCAGAGAGTAGGAAAGAATCTATTTTGGATACAAGAGGGTTCGGATTGGAGTGGGATATCTTGCACGCTAACCAGTGAAGGTGCGTATGTTCTTAATGGAACAACTGCAAGCGGTACGGCAGCATTTATTAGAAGCACGGCTGTGACATTAAAAGCGGGTACCTATAGGCTATGGGGAAAGGCTGAGAACAACCCGCAAAACAGACTCTTTGTCCGCATCAGAAATGCCACGACAATGACGCTAATGACAACTGTTACTCCCGATAATGGCACGGGTGCTAATGTTTCGATAGCAGAAGATACAAGCGTTATATTTGAAATAACCGTGCTTGATTCATCAACACTCTCCAACACGGTGGTCTATCCACAACTTGAAGTCGGTGCTTCAAAGTCAGAATGGGAACCATACAACGGACAAACCTACAACATCCAATTCAAAGACGGAGATAACCCACTCACAGTATATAGTGGTACTCTTGATTTGGTTAGTGGGGAGTTGGTGGTGGATAGAGCGTATGTGGATATAGGTAGTTTGAGTTGGACAAAACAATCTGTTAATGGCAAAACATATTTTAGGACAGCGAATGCAATAGCTGACGCAAAAAAGACCAGTAACATCAATCTTTTGCAAGGGTTATTGTGTTCTAATTATAAAGAAGAGTCATGGGCACACGTACTAAATACACCTGGTTATGATGGCTACATTTGTATGGGTTGGCTCAATAAGTCATATATTGCAGTTAATGATACAAGATACAACGGTTCGACAGCTAATGAATTTAAGGAAGCACTCGATGGAGTACAACTACTCTACAAACTCGCCACCCCAACCACCTACCAACTTACTCCTACGCAAGTTAAGTCTCTGCTTGGTACAAATAACGTGTGGCACGATTGCAACGGAGATATTAGCGTTACTTATGTCAAAGGAAATCTTGGTGGCTATGTATATGGACTAGATAAGAATATTGAAAATGTAGACACTAAAGTCGAAAATATTAAAACTGAATTAGGGACTGCTGAATTACAAACCACAGACAAAACTATCAAAGGTGCTATTAACGAGATTGATGATAAAGTTAAAACAGACGTTCCTAGTAACGCAGTATTTACGGATACTAAGGTCACATCAGTAGGAAATCACTACACTCCAACCGAGGATTCTTCAGCAACCCTTTCAGCAGACGCATCAAGTACAACTGCGGCGACATGGAATAGTACGTCACTTGTTACCGGTGTTGATATTAAAAGGGATGCCAAGGGACATGTAACTGGTGTTGCAGTAGATAGCATTAAGATGCCTATAAATCCAAACACCGACACTCACAGACCAATTAAAGTTAATGGTAGTCAAATACTTGGAAATAATACTGCGCCGTTTAATTTAGTATCTGGAAATAATGTGCGTATGGCTGTTACTGGTAGTGGTAGTGTAACAATCCACGCCGACCAAATAGATGAGTATGCTAGGGAACAGATTGAGGATGTAAAAAGTAATTTAACTGAGTTACTACCTAACATTAAATCAATATATGTAAGAAAACAAAGCGGTACATTTACAAATGGTGCTTGTGGTAATTTAACTTGCCCTAGTGGTTTTGATAATTCATCATTAATTTTCTTTAGTGCAAAGTATCAAAGTGATCAACATCCTATATTAACTCCAGGATTATCAACTTCAACACCAACAAGTACAACTTATACAGTATATGGAAGTAAATCAAGAGGTGGAACAGCACTTGCAAATGGTACTTATGAATGGTTTGAGCTATGGGTTAAGTTAGTGAGTTAAAGAAGAACTTAACGTTTTAAATAAGTATTGATTATTAATAAGAGGTGTATCTTAATTGGTACACCTCTTAATTTTTATGGAGGTGGTTTTATGATTCAAAGGTCGGCAATTTTTATTGATAAAGATAACTTTATTGATTTTATAAAATCAAATGCAAAAGATAAGAATTTTTGGGAAGAGATTAAAAAACCGCTTCCTTAAATGGTTTTTTATAAATAAAAAGATAATGATTAAAGTTACAAAGTAATAAAATAATATTTTTAATGAACAAAGGAGAACAAACCAATGCAATATAGATTACTCTGTTTAGACGAAGAAAACCGTCAGTGTCATATTAACTTAACGGATTTACTTGAAAAGATACGTAGGGAGTCTTATAAGCATCGTACTATCGACCCTGATAAGTGGATGTGCACTAACAGACTATTCTTCGACTATGAGATAGTGGTCGATACAAACATTGGTCCGTTCCAAAAAATTAATGATATTCCTTGTATTTGTACATATATAAAATACAAACAGACTGACGGTATGACCGTGGGGTCTGTTATATTTTTGTCTAAGAACAAATACGGCACTCATTATGCTGATGGAGAGAATAATCTTCATAATAGTACGCATGAGTTCGTTTATGAAGATGAGACGTGGTTCTACAATACTATATTTAACTGCCGAATCACAAACTCTAATGAAATAAAGACATACTCTAACTCAATATTTGACTCTATAGACGACGCTATAAATGATATTTTCTCAACAGCGAACGTAAGAGAGGCGGAGTATTGGAGTATGTTCCCACGTGAAGGTGATGCTTTGTTCTTAGCTGGTATTAAGAATAAAAACGGCATAGAAAATCCGTTAGTATCAATAGACACAGATGGAGTAATCCATTGTAATGGAATAAAAGTAAGAAGTGAGGTGAGCGAATAATGTATATAGGAAACTTGCCTGAAGACACTACGCCGTCATCGCAGGGTTACGTCGTTTATAGTGAAGACGGTGTTCACCTTTCTAAAATGAAAAAAGAAGATTTCATTAAAGGTATAGGTAAAGGTACAGGAATGATGTACTGGGATGAGGGTGACGGTGAGACCGTAATGGATGGAACTAAAATCGTCTACCCTCGTCAAGTGAAGGGATCATTATATTCATACGGAACAGAGGATGGAGACGCATATTGGACTGCTTTATATCCTCCAACTTATTGGGGCGGAATGTATACTGGCTCTGAAGAACGTAATGTCATAGAGATATGTAAGGACGTTGGCGAAGGTAAAGAGGAGATATTCGCAATTTCTAACCGTGGAGCCATTCGAATGAAGTCCTTTGATATAGGTACTGTAAACGCTAAACAGTACTATTATATTATGGAAAATGGAGATTTGGTCTCTTTAGATGATTTCTTCATGCGTAAATATGTAATAGGTTTGGGACTAAACACAAGAACAGTGCAAGGGGAAACACATCTGTTTAGTACTGGTGTACGACGTCTTGTTGGCGGTTATGTTGAAAGTCCTTATGTCTCTGAAGTTACAGACGATGGTGATTTAATACTTAATACCTACGGTGGTGTTAAATGTATGAACGATGGTATCGGTAATGTAATGCTTGGTTTTGTTGGTAATATTGCCGAGCATGCTCTATATCGTGCCGGTTCAGTTCCTATTATATATCAAACACTATTTTCAAAAGATTCAAACGGAACATTCCAGTCTTTATCAACAACGTATGGTATGGATTCAGCGAATTCTGCTGATTTTGATATAGACTTTATATATTATTATGACGGTGATGAGGATGTAACAACTACAGCAGACTCTACTAAGGTATATTCTTCTCATAGAGAAATAGATATTAACTCTATGTATGGTTTGTCGCTTAATGATGGTCCTGTATATTTGGTTGGAACGTACAAAGCAAATGGATATTTCAACTTAGATAGCACATTCCTTACTCAAACATTACCTAGTACTCAAGATGGCAAAATTTATATTTTCTTAGGTAATATGAAGGATGACATACTCGATTTTCAATCAACAAGAAAGAAATATTGGTATGTTGATGGGGCTATAAGAGAGTATGCATACGCTGTTCTCCCACCAACCATGGCTACTGATTTTGTAGTCAAAAATGGTGCAAGTACTACTTCTATAGTATCAAGTAACGGAAGTGTTAACCTTGAAATAGGAAGCGGCATCATGTCAACAACTTCCACGGATCAATCAGGTAATATTTGGCTTAACTTATCAGCCTCATCTGGAGTTTCCAATCTTCCTTATATTCCAATGAATGGAACCAGTAGCATAACTAATACCGACTACAAAGAACTTACTGGTCTATCTGGTGGACCTAATTACGTGTATTTGCTTGATATTCGCGTTATTATACCAAATCCAGTTGTTGGAACTCGTTATGAGGCAATGTTGGCAATTACCGAATCTAGCGGTCAAGCTGTAAGTTCATCGATGTTACCTTATGACCGCGGTACCCAAGGTGGATATTTTAAAGACACGGCCGTCGCTAGTTCGTCAACAGAGCCTGTCGTATTGGCTATGAGCGGATTCTTTAGAAATAATAGTTATTATATTCCATCTGGCGAACATATATGCTTAGCGGTTAAACAAGACACCGCTGCTACAACTAGTGTTAATTATATTTTAAATGCAACACAAATTAATACGTACGGAGCATCAAATTAAAGGAGGTATGTTTATATGTTATTGGATAATTTACCTATAGATAATACCCCCAAAGATCAAGCATATACATTATATTCTGAAGATGGGCAGCACGCTCATAAGATGCGAAGAGATTTATTCTTTAGAGGAATTGAACCTCTTGGTATGGACTATTGGTATGAGGGAACTGGTGCTGAATATGGTCAAACTGGTATGGTTCTTGACGGTGAAAACTTCAGAATAAGTGGTGTTGGTACTTTTCATTATGTTTGGGACCCGTTAAATAGCCCAGATAGAGATGGTGCTGCATATGGTGAATATAGTTTTATCTCTAACGTTAATGGTTTTCCAGCTTGTGGCGAAGAAATATTAGATGATGAAGTTGGTCAAGAAGAAGCATTAACCATTTATAAAGTTCCTGGCGAATTTGAGATTAGCAATAAGATTGATATTATGCCTATAAGTAGACGTACTATTGGAGACAGAAGAGCTGTATATGAAATGTGGTTACCTCCAATATACCATATAAATGGAGGAAAAGAGTATGACACGTCGGTTCGAAATTTTATAACCATAAGAGGATTTACCTCGCATACCACTGCTTATTCTGGTGGAACACAAGTATTTAACGAGCTTAGAGGTTCGTTACGTACGCCAATAGTTCTAGGACCTAATGGAAATGTATGGGACGCTAGCGGTATTATACTAACCAGACGCGGAATACATATAAGATTTGGTTTAACTCCATCATCAGTTAACAATCCAGAAAACATATTGAACACACCTGGACATTATGTAGCTGGCGGTGGTTTTGATTATATTTGGCTAACTTTTGGTAATGACGCCGGTCCACTTCCAGTTCCATTAGATTATCCAGACGATAGTGCTTATAGAAGAACATATGACCAACGCGGTTTCTATACCGAGAATGTCAAATTGGATGTTCGTAACTTCAATGGTCGTTCAGCAGTTTTGGCTTATGATCAGGGTGATGCACACATATTCCATTATGTTAATCTGGATGACGATTCAACAAAACCGATAAATGAAATAACATTAGATAAAGCATATAACACATACGAAAATGATTATACATATGGAGCACATGCAAATACTAAGTTTAGAGATTATTTCATGCCTAAGTGTGTAATAGATGGACCAGGTTTAGAAGTAAACGAACGTAATGATAGATTATATTTGGATTGTACAGATGCAAGAAATATTATCATTCAATCTTATGGTGAAACTATAGGCACTGCTCGACCACTATCTACTAGTTCAGATTCGGTTATTACTATACAAACCGATAAATCTTATGATTTTGAATGCACTAATAAAGGTTATGGATATTCGGGAAAACATGCGTCTAGAAAAGAGGCATTTAATGTCGGTACAAACGGTGTTAGATACAACAACATAATAATGAAAGACGCAACTGGAAATTGGCAGTCTATACGATTAAATAATAGCTCATCTTATATAAACCAAGCAAATCGTGTTCCTTTTGATCCAACCAGATTGCTATATACAACTAGATATGGTAATGCTGGTTCAACGATACAAGATGCTGCATCTAATGTATATACGTCAAAAAACAGAGTTTCGACTAAAGATCTTAATGGTCGTATATATAAACAATGGACTTATAGCAACAATACCGAATTATATTTGGTTGGTACAATTGATAGTAACGGGTTATTTACTATCGTTAGCAATAATGATGGAAGTGACGGCTATTTAAAAGTAGGTAAACCGACTAGCGATGATGGGCGGTATTATATTTATCTTGGCCGATATGTTTATGAGTATGATGACACCAAAGGTACAGAAGACAGCTATTTGGATTTTGCAGAAGAGAACCCTATTTATTTTTACAAAAATGGTGGTGTTCGTCGATATTACTACCAAACAACATCAGTTCAAGGTGGTATAACCAACTTTACTGTCGACGATACTAGTACCGTTAGTCCTAACAACACGGTATATATAAATAGCGGCGATTATTTGAACTTAGATGTCGATCAAGAAACTAAAAAATGTACAATTTCAATAGACCCGACTAAGCCAGTTAAGGCCGATTACTCGACAATATATGGAAGTGACACTAGTGTATGGTCTGGATATAATGCTTCGTGGTATTTCAATCTTGAGTATACTACTTTATATAGAACCGATTATACGGCAGTCATTAAAACTAAGGATGGATCTGATTTTACAGATGGCGAATTTACGGCGTGGATAGGTTATTCCAGCAACCCTTCGACTCCAGTACCCGATGGAGCTACGGGAGCTCCGATAGGTGGATATTTTAAGACATCTCGTCCGTACGTCCCAGGAACAAACGAAATGCGCTTAAAAATGGGTGGCTTCTGGCAAGGAAGTGTAAAAGGATCTGATGAATATTTAGTGTTTATGGTTAGAAATGGCTGTAGTAAAGAATTAATAGTTGAATTTGTAATGAATTTTGTAGTTGTTGATAGACAATCTTCATAATTAAGGAGGATAAAATGTCAGAACAATCACGTATTGCAGACCTTCTTGCAAACGGCGTGGAGGAACCAGTTCTCCCTATGAGTAGGCTCGAAGCCATACTCAGGGGAGAAAAGATTACTCCTCAGTCACGTGTTGAAGAGCTTCTTTTACAATACAATCCTAGTGATATTTTAATAGAGAAACGTATAACAGCGAATGGTACGTACTTCGCCGTTAACGATAACGCTGATGGATATTTTAAAGTTGTGGTTGATACACCTGTAACACCGTCAGTAGTATTAGACCATTTAGTAGAGACTATAACCACTAACGGTCTACATGAATATACACCTACGCATGATGGTTTCGATACAGCTGCGATAACTGTAGAGGTGCCAATACCACCAGAAAAGATATTAGGCACTAAAACTATCACAGAGAACGGTACGTACGATGCTAGTGATGACAGTACAGAAGTTACTGTGACATTAGATAATCCATCAATACCAGATAACAACTTTATTCATGTTGATATTTTGGATATAGCGGATGTAACAAAGATAGTTGGTAAAGTAAGATACACCAACGCAAGCATCAATCGAGCATTTACTGTTGATATTTCAAACATACCAACATATACACCAAGCGGATCTAACCCATATCGAAATATGTATCGTTTTGATTCGTATAACGCCTATGTTAGTCTTTATATTTCTAAAGATGCAACTGGAATATTTCTTTATAATATGAATGAGGGTTGGATACGTCCGGTAATATATGAGTTTGGTTATAATGTTACTAAGCAGTTAGATGGATATTCTGAGGTTACTGTTAATGTATCAGGTGGTGGAGATGATGACCACATTTACCTCATGGACGGTCAGGTTCCTGGAAATCAAGGTACGACTTATTTAGAGTTCGATAAACCACCAGTTAATGGTTACTACGTTATTTCCATCTACACAAACAATAGAAGTATAAATAATATGGTATACTTCGAAACCGGACGCAATAGTAATTCCTTCAATTTCGATCCTGGAAATGGATTTAGTGATAGCTATAATTGCTATATTTTATGGGATAACAATGAAGCCACAGTTCGTATCTCATGTAACAGAGGATCGTGGTTTGCAATGCATGTTCGTGTAACACGTGTGGATGACAATTATATTCTAAACAGTTAATCATTCCATTCATATCATATACCTCTCTAAGTCCTTATCTCTTCCCTGTGAGGAGGTAAGGACAACTGCGGGGTAAACATGTGATATTTGTTTTCGCAGGAAAAACAACTTCTATAATGAAAATAAATTATAGGAGGATTTAAAAATGAAGAAAAAAGTAATAGTAG